GCTGAATTGTTGTCTTTGTCAATGAGTAGCATTAGTTAATCTTCTTTCAAACGTTGTTAAAAGGCTTTTAGCGACGCCACCGATGTCGTTTAGACTTGTAGGCTCATAGGCGTATTCAAACGATTTTAAGCAAGAGATAATCTCCTTGATGTGATTGTCGCCAAACTTTGAAAAATCGCCCTCGTAGTCTGCATTTAACTGTTCTTCCGAATAGCCGAATATATGTGTGCTGTCAGCCGTTTCTCCGTTCTCCCTTTTAAGTCCGTACATTCCATTGCCAATCAGAAGATTGCAAAAACACGCAACTTTTTCGTTATCGCTTGTTATAAAGCATTTGTCGCTTGGATTTATAATTTCGTATTTCATTCGTCTGCTCCGTAAAGTTCGGTTATGAGGTTGTCAAGTTCATTTTCAAACCATACATATGCTGAATTGTCGTCAATACTGCCCATTAAATGTTTATGTGATTTCAGTTTCTCTGCAAATTCTTTGACGGCTTGCTTGACGTTGCCGTAACCTTTGCCTTGTAAATTCTCTGATATACATTTAGAGCAAGATTTGTTTTGGCAACCTATGTCAATTCCGCATATACTGATATTTTCAGCTATGAATTTTGTCATTTCCAAAATTTCTTTCTCTTTATTCATAGTCCATCTCCACTCCATAGCGTTTTACAAGATACCAAACGTCATCCCATTGTATTTCTTTCCTTACTTTACAAAGCTCATAAATTATTTGCAAAATCTCTTTCGCCGTATCTTTGCGAACGATTGCCTTGTCTATCTCCGCATTTCTTTTCCAAATTTCCTCGTGATTATCGATATAGGCTTTATATCCTACAATGTTATCGTGCATATCCTCTTTCTCCGCTTTAAGACGGTTTATGTAGTCGAGCGCATTTTCTAGTATTATTGATAAGCATAGGGGTTCGCCCTCTAACGGACAGCCTTTGCAATCAAAATCGCTTAAATCTCCGCATTGAGTTAATGCCTTTTCAATTTCTTCATAAGTCATATTTAAGTTCCTCTATTATTGATTTTGCCGTAGAAAAATATGTTTCATCAATTTCAATACCTATGAAATTTCGGTTTGTATTTTTACACGCCATACCCGTTGACCCGCTACCCATACAGTTGTCAAGCACCGTTTCGCCCTCGTTGGTGTAGGTCTTGATAAGGTATTCAAGCAAGGCTATTGGCTTTTGGTTCGGATGCAGTTTACCTTTTTGACTTGCATTTGAAAACGAAATAATACTCTTTGGATATTTGGCAGTTGTTACTCTTTCTACAGTGACTTCCTTGCCATAAATGTCGCTTTTTGTTTGAATGTAATTTTTCGATATTCTATGTTTCTGTGGAATCATGATCGGATAATACTGCAACTTTCCATTCCCGAAAACCATAATGTTTTCTTGTTGCTGCATTGGCATGATTTTTGCATTTAAGTGTCCGGACGGCTTTACTTTATCCCATACCCAATCATATTTATACCACTTCAAATTTGACAGTCTCAATTTGCTAGAGAAAGGTTCAGATCCAAACAAGATAATCGCCCTGTTCGGTTTTATTATTCTTTCATACAGTTCCCATAGCTGGGAAAACGGTATTATTTTGTCCCACTTGCACTTTGTTTTACCATACGGCAAGTCACACAAAATCATATCAATAGACTTGTCGGGTATGGACTTCATGATTTCAAGACAGTCGCCTTTATATAGCTGAATTTCACTCATGTGTCTACTCCGTTTAACTAAGAACTATACTCATTTACCATTCCACACCTGCAACACTGCCATTTGTAACGCATGGGAATAAACAACAATCTATCGCTACATGTTAATCGTTTCCATAGAGTTATCTTCCTGCATTTCAAACAAAAGTGTGTATCAAATTTTTTCATACTCTCACTATCCTTTCAGTTCCGCAAGTCGGCGTTCGGCTTCGGGTTTGTCTTTAACAGTATAAAAATCTATTGCTCCAATATCGGGGGCGGTTGTGCGAATAAAATAGATATTATATCTTACATAATTTGCACCCTTAACTTCTCTTATACACGGCAACTCCACAATCTCGCCATTTGCTTCCGCTTCTTGCTTATTTCGGTAAGCTACCCAAGTTTTTCCGTATTCGGAATAAAGAAACTCTTCATCGTAAAGAACATGCTCGTCTAATTCTAGCATAAATCTTTCTTCGTTACCGTAACTGTAATCTTTTCTAAAGTAACACTTAATGTTTCCTTTAACGATCCACACCCAATCGCCTACTTCCAATGCTTTTAACTCGTCTATCGTTAATGGTTTCATTTTTCCGTCTCCTTTTTCTAAAAAAACATACAATACTTCGGTTTTGGCAAATAATCGGATGTTTCACCAAGTAATTGAGCTTTATAACAATAGACATAAGTTACCAATCCAGTTGTATCTATTCTTTTCATATTTTTGCATTTTTTACACTTAGATCGCATGTTTGAAAAATATACTCCTCGATTACCATATCAAAATTTTTCATTGTCATAGGATAATCTCAATTCCAATAAAGCATGGATTGCATCCGAAATATTAAATACATATCCATCATTTATCCTTTTCGTATTCTCTTCTTGCAACACATCTTTACAATGCAAACAAAAGGAAGTTATACTATCGAATCCGGCGGCATAAAGAGCCTGTGCTATTATTTCTTCTGTTTGCGGGGCTAATCTAATAACTTCTCCGTTCAGCCCTTTATAAAGACGCAATGCTTTCTTAATTCTGTTTATTCTTTCATTCACTTGCGTGTCCTCCGGTTTATTCCCAATCATCTCCATATTCTGCTTGTATGTGGTCGCACAGATCATCATGACACATTGCAACTACTTCATCTAAAATTTCTAGTTCGCTTATTAGATTTTTGATGCACTTAATTATCTCAAACGACAATTCAATTTCCTTTTTCTCGTAATTTTTTATATTTTTCTTGAAAAAGTAATTATACATAAAGCCGGCTACCAAACTACAAACTTCGTCGTCATGTACTTCTATTTCTTCTTCATATCCAATATCGCCGTCATATTCACCTTGTGCGTCGTGCTGTTCTCCTGTTTTATGAAAGATCGTAAATGTCATTTCTCTCCGCCTTTATGCTTTTCCAAGCACTCTTTCGAGCATAGAGCAACGCCGTATTTTGCTAAGGATTTTTCATATAAATCATTATCTATCGCTTTTCCGCATACGACGCACTTTTTACTTGAAAGTTTTCTGTTTGGATTCTCACCGCGATTAGTTGTATCGCTGTCTTTTGTGTCATCTATCGCGAACAAACCGTTAAGCGCGTACTTTCGTGCATACGAACTGCTTGCTCCCGTAACTTGCGAGCCGTCCATTCCTTTCTTTTCGGCTTCTTCCCTTGCACGAGCAGTAACCGTAACTTTTTCTGAACTTTCCGTATCATACAGCGTTGCCGTAGCTTTTACGTAATAACGATCGCCAACATTTTCTATTTCGTCACTTACAATAACTACTGAATTATGTTTTTGACACAACGGCTTTACTGCTTCCAAAATATCTTCGCAGTTTCGGTAATTGTATTTTCCGAAACTATTGAATTGGCTTTTCGGAGCTTTTAATTCTACTTGTATGGCAAGTAATTTTTCTAAAATATTCATCGTAATATCCTCTCACTTTATTTGAATATTTTTCTTACTTTCTATGTGCGCTCCCGGAACAACTTGTCCAGCTTTGATAGACGCTTTAATCTTCGTCTTATCCGGAGTGATCGTTGTCTTGGCTATTAAAAATTCGTCCGGAATTAAACTCTCATCGTCAATTACAGTTTCTTCCGACTGTCTGAATGATATATTCGCGTACAAGCCCTTAATGCTGTCTATTCCTGTCTTTTGACACGATTCCGACAAATACTGCTTAATACGGTTCTTTTCGTTTCCTATGCGCTTTTTAATGGCTGTAAGACGCTTTATCTCATTATCAATCTGTTCTTCATCATTTTCCAACATTCGGCATACCGTAGCTACCGATGTCGCCTTTTCCTCAAAAGTTCCTTTTGCTACTGTTAAAGCATTCATAATCTGTACGTCCACAACTCCGTCCTCGTCAATCGAGTTATAAAGCTGCTCATAAAGCGACTTATATTCTTCGGATAATACATATAAACTGTTATTCGCCATCGCTTTCATTATCCTCGCATTTTTCATGTTCTCTCGGATCGGCTTCTATACAAGAACAGCCACTCCATTGGCTTTCCTTGTTCAAACAAATGGACATCCATGTGTTTCCTACTCTGTACCACTTGCAATACTTGCATTCTTTATTCATTTTTCGTTCACCGCCATCTCTGCAATGTTAATTAACTTCGCCAGTGCGTCCGGCTCGTAATAAATTTCCATTCGAGATAAACCTTTCTCGCAGTTTTCTTCTATCAGTTTATCTCGTAGCCGAATGCACACTTCAATAGCTTTTTCTTTCGTAAAATTATTCAACGCCATTTTTTTTCTTTCTCCTTAAATCGTAGTTACGCAAATCATATCAATTTTTCCTGCGTTTATGTATTGCTTTTGGCCGGTTATTTTATCTATTCCTTTACTTACTCGTTCACACAAACTAATCAAGTCATCCCGGTCGGCTTCCATTCCGTTTATCTCAATTTTAGTTGCAGAAAATAAAAGCCCAATAAAATCTTTCATTTCTTTTTTGCTCTCAAACATTTCTAACTTTATGCCTCCTCAATTTTTCGCACCAACCTTTTTTGCATTTTGGCTCTTCGCATTGCAAACATATTTCTCGTTGTCTTTTTTGCTCTTTTGATTCTTCATGCTTTCGCTCATGAGATTGAATTGGAAGTACTCGAACGCCGTGCTGCTTAAATCTGTTTGGTTTCGTTGCCATCGCTATATCACCTTATTTCTTTTTTATTTTCCATACTTGTTTTTCGTCGTCATATTCAAATTCAAACCCGAAATACTTTTCCAAGAGATGCCTACGTTGTAACTCTGTTAAAGAAATTCTGTTTTGTTTTAAGTACTTTCCAAAAAAACTCGGATTGGTTTTATTAGTTTTTCTGTTCTCGGCATTGCATTCAGCGCAGTACATTGTATAGATGTACTCTCCTAACCTTTCTTTTTCTTCCGTTATCCATCTTTCTCTTGCTATTCGTATACTGTTTTCCGCTCTTATTAAATCGTAAAATTCTTTTTCTGCGCACATACTTTACCCCTAAAACGGTAATTCTTCTTTATCCGGCACCGGCACTAAATCAAGTAGTGTTTTTTGTTTTTGTTCCGACTTAACATATAGCTTGTCCGCTTCGGTTTTAGATACTTTTTCTGCCTGCCGATAGGTCTTGGTTTCCTTATCATATACAATTCCGATTATCCCGTTACCATTTCCTTTCGCCTTTACCGTGTCAATAAACCCGTCGCACTTATCGTAATCAAAACCATTTTTTGCTAAGTCTTGTTTTATGTATTCCAAATCTTTTTCTTGATCTTTTGTCGGGTAAAGCGTGTCTTTTCGATAAAGTACCCACACCCTATATGCTTTGTTCGTTATGTTTGACGAACCAAATGCGTCCTTTATGGAAAGCCGTAAACACCTTGTCTTGTGTATGTGCATTACCAATATACCAAAAAGCTTTCGTTGCACAAACACATTGCGAAGTTTTGTACCAATATCCGTTTGTTCCTGCCATTGGTTATTTGCCTTATTTTCGATTTCCATAAGATTGTCCAATATCCAAAACCGAACTCCGTAATTTTTGTGCGCATAGATTATCGTGTTTATTATCGTGTCAATGTCACGCTCGTCGCGGCGCACATCGTACATAAACAAGTTTCCGTCATATATTCCTCTTATACGATTTTCGGCTTCTTGGTTTACGTACCAATCGACTATATTCGTTTTGTTTCCGTTAGTATCTATAAACGGAACTGCCACAAACTCGCCTTTCCGCCCGTTCTGTTGCATAACAAGGTTTTTATAACCACGAAGCGAATGCTCTCCAGCAAATACTCCGACTTTGTAATGTTGCTTGATTGCGCTCTGAATAAGCATACTAGTAAAAATAGATTTACCTACGTTTGTATCTCCAAGAACTTCCGTCAGTCCCGTTTCTATCCCTTTGTTAAAATAATCAAGGTCTTGAAATCCAGTTAAGATACGTTCTACGCTTTCACGTTCGTATGGTATATCCTCAAACCTAACGAGATATTTGTTTCCGTCTGTCAAAATCGGTTCTCCTGTTATGCCTTTGTGTCTTCCAATCTACGATTCGGCAATTTGTAGGTTCATAGTCGCCATAAGGGTTTATTCTATCAACGGTGTGTGTGGAATAACTTGCTTCGGATTTGTAACCATTCTCATAAGCCCATTTTCTAAAAGCACAATAATCGCCTTTCCATTCCTCACAAACTTTTACACCTAACGATCCATACCATTTGTAGTGTTTGTCATTTTGAGAATAACATCTTTTTTTCATGGCTTTCCAAACGAGATACAATTTTTCCTTTGAATATCCGTGTATTCGCGTATGGTTGCCTGTAATTTCTTTTCGCAAGCATCCGCATGATTTTGTTATCCCACTTACAAGATTTCCGTGTGGCACAAGCACTTCCTCTCCGCAGTCGCAAATACATTTGTAATATGCCGAATGATTTTTATACTTTGGTATTCTCTCTATCGGTGTAAGCCTTCCGAACTTTCCCTCTTTCGTCAAATCTCTTATCATTGTTTTTCTCCCTTTCCGTAGCCTTTCGGTCTGTCAGCCACGTTTGCATTTAGCCAAGACGAAAAATGCGGTATAAATTCTGTCTTTCTCCCTTGCCCTTCGTTTTCTCTCTTCCAAGCCTCTATTTGACGCTCTAAAAGTTGATATATTTGCTGAGCCAAAGTATGAGCTTCTTCATGCTCTCTACCTTGTAGCTTCTTAACAAATGTATTCTTACCTTGTATCTTACTTACTTTACGAGGATATATACTGTATGTACTATTAAACCAAATATCTATATCTTCTATACTTACTAACTTAGTATTACTATCTTTTATACTATTATCGTTACTATTACTTTCTATAGTAACTTTATCTATAATAGTATTATTATTTATAGTATTAGTATTAGTATTAGGAGGGTATGGATACCCTATCGATACGGTATCATTTGTTTTTATTAAATCAACCCTTTCAAACAACAGTTTCCGTATCGTTTCGCTTTTAATGGAAATCATCTCTTTTCCTATCACCGAAAGCAACTTAGGGCTTGTTGTCCAGTTGAATTTATACCAATTCAGAATGAAAATCTCATTCGTATCTTTATCTACATAAATAGCTTTATGTATGTTCTCAAAGCGGTACAAAAGATTCACAATCGTATCTTTATGCAACCCCATATCTCTCGCAATCAATGCGGGACTGTTTTTCAACACACCGCAAATCTGATTATGCGGATTCGTGAGTAGGTATAACCAGAAATATCTATCTTCTGCAGTAAATGTTTCAATAATATCTTCGTTATTCCACAGTTCCGTATCAATCATTCTTTTTGGCATTTTCGCTTTCTCCTTGTAAAATTTGATTAAACTTATATAACGCCTTGATAGAGTTCTTTGACGGATTGTCTGCCTTGTAGACGGCTTTCAGGTGCAAGTCGAATAAATGCTTGATTTCACGCCTTGCATTCTCGTAACCTTGCTTTAAGCCGTCGTGGTAGCCTTTCGGTGATTTAGCTTCGCCGAGTGCGCGTTTGCCCTCGCCTTGACTGCCCGTTGTGTGATTGTAGAGTTGATAACCCATGCTTGCACGACTTTGTATGTATCGCTGTTCTTCTCTATCAAGTTCGCATTCAGGACAGTAAATAATTTCTACGTCCCACCCCGTCGGGTTTTTCTCATAGTCGTATAAACCGTGTTTTTTTAACGACAAATCAATATGTTGATAACCGTTTAGGTGTTGCGCAAGGCGTGTGAGCAAATGTTTTGCCTGCCCCACATAAGCGTAAAGTATGTTATTCTCTTTCCGCACAAAAATATATATCCCGCTATTCTCTCCTGCAAAAGGGCAAAGCTCCAATATCCGATCTTTATTCTTTTCCTCGATCGCTTTCGCGCGTATGTAGTTCTTTTGCTTGTCGGTCATTCGCTTACCGACTTATTAAATATTTCAACAAGTTCTTTATGGGTATGTGCCGTCTTAATTACAAACGGGTTTATATCACCATAGAGATTGAATACTGCGTCCGTGATAATCTCATTGCCCGACATAGCGACTATGTGTGCTATATTGACAAATTCATGAGTTTTATTATCCGCACGCACTACTTCTATAAAACCTTTCATTCGATCAACTCCTCGACATAACACCAATTCTGCGGCGGACGGGTAATCGGTCTACCTGCTGTCCAACCATCGTAAAATATTAGGTTTCCGTTTTGTTCTTCGATAGCATGATACGGTATATCTGGCTTCCTAAACACTTCCAATTCTTTCGGCTTGTCGTAGATAACAAGGTCGGATATGTGCCAAAAATACATATCTTTGTTGTACTGCCCGCCCATGTATTTGAGTACTTCCTTTTCCGTCAAACACGCCATTTTAAGCAATTCTAAATAATCTTTTTGCGCATTCGACAGATAAATCGTATTAGCCGGGCGCGTATAAATCCTATCGCACACAAACTCGCCTATAACACGTCCCAAGAACTTCTCCACAAGCGGCTGATACTGCTTCGGTATGCGGTTAAACGACCGCCTATTCCGACTGCAATAAATATGTACGCGCTTATTCCATGTAGCGTCTCTCGGATAGTTTTTCCGCACCTCTATCGTCTTTTCCTGCGGTATATCCCAACCCATAAGGCGCGCGATTATAAGAAATACGTAGTAAGGCTGAATTGCTATCAAAACCGATTTATTCATTCGTCTTTCTCCTCTATAAACTTCGGTTGTGCACTGCCTTGCCTATATACGCAAATATATACGGGCAAATTTTTCTCATCTATAAACTTCTGTAATTTTTCCACATCTACAGACCCGTCCTCGACTATCAAAATCTTCCAATCTTTTTTATTTTTCATTTCTCGTACTCCTTTACAAGTTCGTAGATTTTAGCACGAACAATATCTCTAACGCTTTTATATTCATAACCCAAATCGACAACTTGCTGAAAGCCCAGCATTCTGTGGTTCAACTGCTCTGCAAACTCTTTAATAGCGCGGCGTTTTATATCCGGCAATGCAAACGCGGGGTACATCAGTTCTTCTATCGTTAATGGTTTACTCATAGTTGTAACCCTCTTAAAACGGCAAATCGTCATTATCAATGGGTTTCATATCCGATATTTGTTTCTTATTTCCTGTTTGAGCCGTTTCTTTAGGCACAGACGCGTTTTTATCATTCCCTCCGAGAAATTCTACGTTCTCTGCATTTACAAACGTTCTAGGGCGTTTATTTCCGCTCTTATCTTCATAATTGCTTGTTTGAATTGAACCGCATACCGCTACTTTGCTTCCTTTATGCAAATACTTACCACAGTTTTCTGCTTGTCCACGCCATGCAACAATGTTTATAAAATCCGTTTCCCGCTCTCCGTTCGAGTTGGCAAATTGCCGATTAACTGCTATGTTAAACTTGCATACTGCAACACCAGACTTCGTTTCCGATAATTCTGGATCAGCGCATAAATTTCCTATAAGAACACATTTGTTCACCGTATATTTTCTCCTTTTTCTGCATCAAGAGAATATTCTGCAACAGAGCATTTTTCTCCGTAACGATTTTTTACCGTTTTCATTGTCTTTTTGATTTTTGCACCGCGCTTTTTTATTTCGCTAATGCGACTTGCCAAACGCATTACACCTAAGTCCGTCAGAGCTTCGTATTGCGTTATGCTACCGAAATCTTGTATATAGCGATATACACGGTCGCATTGTGTAGGACGAATGTTTGTTTCAATTGCCATAATCAGTCCTCCTCGCTTGTTAAAAAATCAAGCGATACGTTAAGGTATTTTGCAATTTTAATAGCGTTTTCAAAATTCGGCTTTTCCTTACCGCTTTCATACCGAGATATTGAAACCTGTTTAACCCCAACCGCTTTTGCAAGTTCAAGTTGTGTTACATCTTGCCTTCTTCTTTCGGCTCTCAATTTTGTCCCAAAAGCCATTTGTCCTTATGTACCTCCCGTTTTTATAAAATATACCCACAACCTATTGACAAGTGAAATCCATTGTGCTATAATGAAAATCACCACAAAATCATTCAAGCAAATTGGTACACTCGCCAATAGGCTTGGGGTTTGTTGTAGCTTTTTACATAGGCTACAAGTCTATTATATAGGAATATTTTCTTATTGTCAAGCATTTAAGAATATTTTCTTATATAAATTATAAAAAATATTCCGCCCTATTATTGAGCGGAATAAAAGGAGTTATTATGATTACAGAAACACAATACAATATTTTAATCAAGTGCAAAGACTCTTCACAAATTTTCAATAACGAGCCAAAAGCAGAACTTTCCTATTTGCTCAAAAACCAATACCTAATTCCTGAAATGGTTTGGATGGACAATGATGGGTATAACGGTTATCAAATAAGCAATAAAGGACTTTTGGCAATTCAAGAATATGAAGATAGAATTAACGGCATACAATCACAAACCCGAACACTACAAATTGCAGAAGAATCCAATAAAATAGCCAAAGAAGCAAATCAAATTGCAAGAGAAGCAAACGCAAAATCAAAAAAAGCTAACTCAATAAGCGTTTGGTCTATTGTAATATCTGCAATTCTAAGCATCGGGGCTGTTATCGCTTCCGTTTTAATCGCATTGTTCGTCAAATCGTAGTCTTAATCTGCGAGGTAATTTTTGGCGATATTCTTTTAGGTCGGATTTATACTTCTCCCAAAACTTTTCAAAAGCGTCTGTGTCCCAACCACCTTCAATTTTAGGGCACAAACCACTTTGGATTGCAGAAACGACCGCTATCCCCTTATGGGTTATCTCTAAATTGCCTTTTTTCACGCCTACACCTCACAAAATAAAGTAATTACATTATATAAGAAAATATTCTTATTGTCAACAATATTCTATAATAAAAGGAACAATCAATGACTACATTAGACAGAATTAAAATTTTATGCAAAGAAAGAAAAATGAATATTACTTCTTTGGAAAAAGAGTGCGGTTTTAGTCAAAACTCTATTGTTAAATGGGCTAAAACTTCCCCGTCGGTTGATAAAATAATTTGTGTTGCCCGTTATTTCAACGTATCGGCAGATTACTTGCTTTGCTTAACCGATGAGCCGAAACGACTTGAAAATAGATATATTGCCGAACACTCTACGACTGCCCTATCAACCGAACTTGCCCAATATGAAGAACTGTGGAAAGATAATAACTTCCGCGATACAGTTAAACTTTATGACGGAATAAGTTTTGAGTATCGCTCTATTCTTTTCGGTTGCATACTCGGTGTTCTTCAAACACTCAAAGTCGATACAAAGAAAATATTGGGGTATTAAACGATGACTCCGACCACCGAACGCATACTTGAACTTATGAAACAACGCGGTGATAGTGCTTATTCACTTGAAATGAAAGCCGGATTGCCAATTTCAACGGTTGCAGCTTGGAAAAAAGAGAAGTTTAAGCCGTCTGCCGACGCTGTTGTAAAAGTTGCTCAATATTACAACGTATCTACGGACTATTTGCTTTGTCTTACAGATAACCCTACATCTTCAAAATATGATAGCCAGCAAAACCCGTTTCTTTCGACTAATCTTGCCGAACTATCGCATGAACAAAGATTTGTCGAAATAGCAAAAATGTATAAAGCTCTACCGAATGATAAACGCGAACAAATTTATGGCGTTGTTCAAGGCGTTTTAATTGGAACGGGACTTGATGTAAATAAAATTTTAGGAAGATAATAAAGATGAAAGAACACAAATTAGATATAATTTTTATTTCTATTCTCAATATAGTTTTAACTATACTTTTTATATTATGTCTTAATAAAAGTCAAAATACACTACAGGAAGTAACAGATTTAACTGTAGACATATGGAAAAAAGTTGTTATGACGATTAGTTTTATTATAAGCGTAGCTGTATTAGATATAACAACCTTAGGTGTAATTATTTTATGCAAAAAAGGATTTGCTCTGGTAATCCTTATTAACGTTGTAGTGATTGCTCTTAGCATAGCTATATACTTTCGATTTTTTTTATAAATGCAACTCTAAGATTACAACAAAATCAAGCAAGAAGAATTTGACGCAAAGAAAAAAGAACTTTTATAGCAGTTATTATTCGACATAATTCCTAAATTTTGGTATACTTGTACCCCTATATTTTATTTTTGGAGGTATAAATACCAATGGAAAAACAGACCGTCAGATATTTTCTGAGACGAGCCGCAAAAGCTACGCAAGAATTGCAAGGTTGTTTGCTTACGCTATTCGGCTATTTTAATGACGACGACTTAAACACGGTTATGGAAAACGACTGTGTAAAGAAGCCTACTCCACCTTTAATAAATCGAGGCAATGGGTTCGGTAATCAAAAATCCTTATTGGAGGTGATCAAGGAAATGATTGTCGAACTTAAAATAAAGGGCTCGGTAAGAGAACGCGCCAACGGTCTTCTCGAACTGCGCACACAGGCTTTTGGCTCTATCTACGGGCGAAATCGTGAGGAGATAGAAACGAAGCTGACGAAAGCATTAAAGGAGGCAAAAAAGCAAACTAAACAGAAACAAAAAGAACATTTTAGTGTACCTACTAACTTCGACCAGTTCGCCCTATATTGGTTTGAGAATTTCCACAAACGGAAGGTAAAGGAAAATACCTACACGCACAATCGTTGGGTTTATAAAAAGCATATTCAACAAAATCTGATTGATTATCAGATTGCCAAAATACCAGCTGTTTTATTACAATCGATATTTGATAGTTATTCGGATCGCGGAAGAATACGCGAAGACATCCATTCTCTGCTTAACCAAATATTTTCTTCGGGAATTCAACACGGACTTTTGAAAGTTAATCCTTTGGCTATGTGTTTTGTTGATTCTCACGAACGAGAACATGGAAAAGCAATAACCAAAGATGAAGAGCGTATTCTTCTGGATACGTATAAAGGCACTCACTACCTACCATGTTTTGCTATGGTTCTTTATACTGGATTACGCCCCAATGAATACCCAACAGTGGAAATCGAAGAAAACTTTATAAAAGCTGTCAATAGTAAGCGTAAAGGGAAAAATAAAAAGGTCGTATACAAGCGAATACCTATTTCGCCAATGTTACGACCTTTTATTAAAGATTTTACCAAAATGCTTTCGCCGCAAATTATGGACGATAAATTGAAAGAAGCTTTACCCAATCACAAACTATACGATATGCGAACGACTTTTCAAACTCGATGTACTGAATGCGGAATTACGGATGTTGCAATCGGGTTATTTATGGGCAATTCTATAGGCGGAACATTGAAACAAGCATATACGGACATTTCTGATGAATTCCTTCTAAAAGAGGGAGAAAAGCTAAATTATTGATTTCATACCCAACTTATACCCAAAAAGATCAATAATTTATGGAAATGTCACCACAATATATGGTGATTTTTTTATAAATAAATACTATATATTGTGTCCACAGCCCGAAATGCGCCATTTTTGCTGGTTCGATTCCCCATGGTGGTGCCAAAAAACGGGTATAATTATACAATATTATGCCCGTTTTTCTATTATTTTATGCAACTTTAATGTATAATATTTATATTAAAAGTTACCGTACCCATTGCATACCCCATTGTATTTCTATAAATAAAACCTTAATTGAAATTTATTTATTATATTTTTCTCCCATAATATCGTCTATTACGTCTTCAAACGATATTAGTTTGTTGTTCCCTGCCCCGCCCTGAAATGTTCTATCCCATGCGCCACACGGCCTATGTGTTCTTTCAACTAAATCATAGACCGATTCATCTTTATATTTGTCTATCGTCTTATCTATAAAATTGCGAGTATCCTCATCGATTTTTGGCTCATAACAGCGAGATCCCATACCGACAATCGGTGCGGCTCCATACATATAGTAGTCGAAATACACTCCTACTTGTACGGGACAGCACTTCCATGCAGAAAATTTTTCACTAAACAAATATTTACTCTTTTCGATATAATAATCAATCCATAAAAAATATAAAAACAGGTTAAGTTTAAGATTGCTTACTGTCCATCCTTTTTGCGTTGCGTAAAAAATAACATATTTTGCAACATCATCAACTTTCATAATAATTATCCAATTCTCTTTTTGGAATGTCTATTTTTCTCGCAATTTCTAACCCTAGGTTTTTAGCTTCTTTTTGCATTAAGGAATAATCTTCTTTAGATAATTCAGCTTTCGCTTGATAGTATGCTCTCGCGCAAGGATAATCTTTAGTTTTATCACATTCTCTGCAATACTCGTATGTACCACAAGTGTCTATTCCGGTTTCTTCACTATCTAACCATTTTACAATATCAAGATATTCTTGCTTTTTACAGAGTTGTTTTTTTGTAACCATAATAATCCCTTATTAAAATTTTTGCCCACTTTTTTTAATAAGCGTACTCCTTATTAAAATTTTCGGGCAATTTTTTTAATAAGGAAATTTTTAATGGGGTATCGGGCGGAATCGAACCGCCATACCACGAACTCAATCACGGAATCGCAAACCTGCCGAAACCATAAATGAATAATATGCGCTGTTCATCAAACTCCATTACCACTGCTGCTTTAAGTCGTGTTATATCAATCCACGCTCAATATCTCCACTTCCTTTGTTTGTTCATTCTCATGGCTTCGTGGCACGCATATTCTTCTTATCTGACGGTTGTTGTGTCGAGGTACAGCCGTTAAAACCCGTCACGCCGCTTCAAAAGTTTGGCGATCTCATTCAGTGTGACGGTTTTGTTATGCGCGTCCGCAAGCTGGAAACCGTCAAACCCGTTCCGAAGCCCCGCAAGCATTTCGAAATCAGTCTGGTAAAGATGTGCAACCGCTTACTTCCATCCTAACTTGGTACCGTACCTTTTATTGATACTGCCGTATGCTCCAAGGACTGATGCTGTCTCTACACATCTTTTGGAGCTGAATATAGGAATTGAACCTATAACCTACTCATTACAAGTGAGTTGCTCTGCCTAATTGAGCTAATTCAGCGCAATGGTAGGCTTGACGAACCCACCTCAAGTTCCTTATAACATCGAATTTTGCCGATTCTTCGGTTTCGGTAGTTTATTCTACCGCCGCCAATAACCACCCATGGCAACGTTTTACCATGAACTTTGACGGATGGACATTGAAAAAATTTACTCGCGCATATAAGGCTACGTTTTCAAAATTTTCAAAGTTGTATATTTGAAAACCCTCCGCACGACTTCCGAGTGCCTTTTTGCCGTTTCTCTGGTATCTCCGTACCCTCATGTTCCCGGACGGCGTTTTCAACAAATATAGTTCTCGCCGTTTCCTTATCCCGTCACGAGAACTGTTCGACGCTTTTCCCGCTTCGGCTACGGATAAGGCATAGTCGCGCAGTAAGCGAATAGCAAAATAGATTATGTCCGTAACCTAAGTTTGCTTATGTTCATATATTACATTAAAATATCATAATTGTCAAGCGTTTATATGGGAAATGTCAATTACGCGTATCTTCTACCTTTCAATACCGAAACCTTTGCGCCGCGCTGTTTGTTGATAATAAACCGTAACGAGTAGTTGGCAAGACTATCGGGCGCGTCATCGTGCTTTACTTTAACATCATAACTATATCCCGTTAGGTCGCGCATAAACAATCCCATTGGCGATTTTTGTGTATAACATTCACTCTTGGGGTAATGGACTTTCTTTATGGAAGTTTCACAATCCGTTATCTTATCGCCTTTCTTTTTATAAGAGAAAAACGAACTAACAGCGCAATAAGTTATACCGCGTTCCGCAAGAAGTTTTTTAATAAGCACGTCAAAAGTCGTATCGGTATTATTCTCTATATCAAGTTGCACAATATGGTGTTTCTCAATCATTGCCACAACTTTTTCAGGAAGTCTATCGGGCGGGCATCGCTCGTAAATACAGTCTTGCAAAAACAATTCGCCGTCAATTTCGTTAATTATCGGCATAGAATTAAAGTCAAACCCTTTTCTCGCAGGGTCAAGCGAAGCGCGACAAACCTCTTGGCTTCTATCGGGATAATGCGGTATGCCTTCTTTGCCGTATTGATTAGGAAGATTGTCGTAATCAAACGGTGCACCTTCGGGCGGTTGCGGTTGTTGTTGCACCATAGCCGCAAAGTTTCTCGGATTTTTAGCTTGTTCTAAAAGAAATTGTTCCGTAGGAAATCTTTTTTCAAAGGTGCTTTTTCCGTTCTCATCAAGCCCATAAATAACGCAAAATACCGATATGCCATTTGGAACAATTTCATTGGACTTGCCTACCGAAGTAAACTTAAATTTTGTAGGTTTTGCATTATCAATACCAAATATTCCTTTCAAATAAGATAAAATATCTTGTTGATGATAGGTCGTTCCGCTTGCAATTATAAAAAAATTGTTTAGGTCATATTTTCTCTTAAACCAACGCGAAGTGTATAAATACTTGTCAAATTCGTGTTTTTCTACTTTTTCTGCGTCCGTAGCGAGCGTTATATCGTCCAAAAACAAATATTTAGCACGGATACCGTCCTTATCGTCGCCTTTCGCACAAACACGCAAATTGACGGATTTAATACTGCCCGATATTTTCATTACGCCGTCCGTTGTTTTTAGCATATCAAACATATTGTTTGGATTACAGTCAAACTTGGCATAGTACGGAAAAATTTTTGCATACTGCGGAGAAACCATAATATGCGTAACCATATCAATAGTTTGAATAATATTAGCCTTGCTGCCAAAATATTTTAACACATCATTGTTTATGTCGATTCCGAAAAGCCAAGTCATAAAGATACTGTCGGTTGCAGACTTGCCCGCGCCGGCAAAACATTGTTTCTCTATAAACCGCACGTCTTTTTTCAACGCCATAGAGTTTGCAAAATAATAAAACCCTTTGAATAAATGCAAAGCAGGGGTAAATATATCACTTGCGTAAACGTTCTTATCTATATACAGCACAAAAGTTTCAAAATGCCTGAACGCCGCAAGTGCGGTATAATCATCTTCAAGTTGATAAAACGCCGTCAACGTCTTTTCTAACTTGTTATACGGAACAGTGCGGACTTTTGGCGATTTGCTTTTATATTGCGTTTCAAGTTCTTCCTTTTGCTTTCTCACGAGCGGAAGAACAACCGTCATAATATCGCGTATATACGAGCGTATAATTTCTTCCTTATCGGGAATATTCGACGGCACAAGAAATTCGTGTATCTCGTTTCGATAAGCCGTAGCAAGGTCAGTCAAAATTGGAATAGAAAAATCGGCGTTATTTATGAGTTCAACGGTTTCGTATTTCACGCAACCGCACTCACACATACCCTTTAAGTCATAGGTTTTAACGCCGTTTACTATTTTCGTTTTCCACTCTCTACCACATTTAGGACAAACGCAATAAGACTTGTCCGAAAATCGCTTTACGAGTTCAAAACGCTCTATTATTGACTGTTTAAGACTTTCCATTTACCCTATATCTTTTCTCCGTATGCTTGTTCAAGATATTGTTTGTATGACTTTAACTTCTCTTCCGCATCGTCAAAGCCCATAAATTCCAATACGGTCTTGTTTAATTCATAATCACACTGCAAACACAATGGACGATAGATATTATTATCGCTACAAATTTCCCATTGTGTTCTTGCAGGTTTACCACAGCGAAAACATTTTAGTCGGCGTATGCCCTTTTCTGTGTAAGGTGTTTTGCGCGCGTTCATTTTGCTTTTCCGTTACCGTCCTTTCCCTTGTCTTTTCTCTTTTTACCCGACCGCTCTATCATTCCGTACCCTATCGGCAATAGAAACACGCCGAGAAAGCCAACCAAACTCCAATGGATTACGATATAACCGCTATACCACTTACCGAACTCGGCATAGTTTAGATACACTTGATAGGCCATCGAAAATACGACAGCAATTACACCTATTAAGTTGATAAGTTTACAGAGAGTTTTCATTTGTTGTTTTGCCTTTATCTCCCGAAATAAACAAGGAATTTAGCAACTGCCAAATTTGTCTTTTCGAGTTTGAGCGACTTTATCTCGTTTGTATTGTTTTGGTATGTATCTATGAGTGTCTGTACCAACTCATTACTTTTAAGATTGGGGTATGCACTAAACAGCCCTATTGCAGTTGTAACATTTAGTTTTTCGTACACATTTTCCTCGTGTTTGAGATAATTCTCAACCGCCGAACAAATTTGCGTTTCTACTTGCGCATTACTTTCTTGTACAATTTCAATTCTTGTATCGTAGGTGTGTTCCGTCGCAATTTTAGGGATTAGGCACATTGTAGCAACAAATAATCCCAAGCCCACTAAAATGCAAGGAATACCAAAAGTTCCTCTTACCCACCAAACGCCGTCATCGCTGTCGTGCCTGTTATCATAAAGATTGCAAATTAATAATCCAATCCCTATTGCCAAAAACAAAACTATTAAAACGATAAACATTTTTATGCCTCACAAAAAAATAAAGAGTGCAACCGCGATAATTGCACTCTCATTATATATTAAATCACATTAAAAGTCAATGGATTTATCATATATTCATTATGGAATTTTGATATTTCTCATATATTGCAGTCTTATTATTCTTTTACTCCCTCAACCAAATTCGCCTTGATTAAGTCGTCCACTAAACTGCCATAATAACCGTATTCGACATAATCATAGTCGTCATCGCTTATCCAATATATCGTTCTTGTTTCTTTTGATACGCAGACTTTTTGCCAATCCATATCTTTTTCATAAGCGTGCGATTCATCACGATAACCGAATTTTTCTAATTCTTTTAAGTCGATTTCATCTTTTATTTTTAACATTGTTTTGTTCTCATTATATGGATTATACCATATATACTATGATATTTCCCTTTAATTTAGATTTTAACGGCTTTTGAGTTTCGGTCGTAGATTTTCTCACGGAAAGTCTTTTCGTGGCTCACAGAGCCGTTTAAGAGCGTTTAACGGGTAATTAAGGAGTATCGTCTAACTGTACGCCATATTTTTTTGCTAAACGGAGAATAAAATCGGGTTCAACACAATCGTGTAGAGAACAACCACATTCAGCAAGTAGCTTTTTGATAATCCCTTTTACTGTTTGTTTCTCTTTATTTTCTAATTGTTCTGTTAGTTCCAAAATGCGCCTTGTGTTTTCTTCATTGCATATTTTCTGTCTGCGTTGCCATTCAACCATTTCGTCCATTTTGCGGTAACCTGCTTTAATTGCGCTTTCTATGATTTTTGCCTCTTTGCAAAAGCAATCGCACTCCACGTCTCTATCGCAACAGCCTATACCGCCCTCATATTCAGTGGTTTCTATTGCGTGCGGACAAAGGTCAAGAATAGCATTCCGCATTTGTTCTCTATCGGTCATTTTAATTACTCCCTATAATCGTCGTAAATTTCTATTTCGGGCGTTTCTCTATCCCACATATTTGTTTGGATTACCAACTCCCCATACTTGCGATACAAAGCGATTAAATCTTCAAGCGAGTTTATTTCTATCGCCCAACATTTCTCTGTTTCTCCATTCTTTATAACGTTGTTTTTAACTTCATAAGGTGTTGCTTCGTCGCAAGGTTTATCGTTGCCCCAAATGCCTGTCCTTTTAATTGTGAATTTCATTGTCCATTTACCTCACCTTGCCATTATAGCAAACTATATGGAATTTGTCAACTATATTATGGAATTTATCAATGTCGGTTTTGAGATTGTCAACATACTGATAATGTTTGTGAGTAAAGATGTTAATTTGAGAGTTGGGGGGGGAATTAGTTGGCTTTGCTTGTGTTGCCTGTTCCGTCGCCCGTTTGCATTAAGCAAGCAAGACATTTTATACAAGGCTTATTACAACAACCATTGCTATCGTCCTCAACCAACCTACTATTGAAAAAACTACAATACGGAAAAGAAACAACGTCAGTTATTTCGTCATTCCAACTACAAATTCTCGGTTCATGCTTTGTGGATAGATTTTCGCAATCATTGCAATACTTTCCTTTGGGCGCACGAGAGTTTTTCTGAATATCAACAAAATCATCAGAAGCCCGTAATGCTCTAATTTTTTGTTCTTGAAGTTCGGCAGGATAAGGCGCAAGCTGTTCAAAGATTGATTTTTTGTTTCCCATAAAAATACCTCGTTTCGTTTTAATTTATTATACCACAGACAAGAAAAAAAGTATAGTGATTTATAGGCTCATTGCAATTGTGAACAATAGCTGAATGAGATTACTAAAAACTATTTCGCTGCGCATAGTTCCAATCATACACTTTTGGACAAGTTCCTATTTGACAGTATGCCTTCCACATCAATTCGGAAACCTTATCAAGCGGTACTCCACCCGTGCAAGCCCCGAACGCAGGAATAACTATTGACTTAACATTGTTGTGTAACGCCGTGATTATTGTTGACCGCATACAATGATAAATAATTCTATAATCCACAATCCTACTTGGCACTTGCATTGTAGGTGTATGAATAAGTTTAATTCCATCGATCGGCGTGTCAACGATTATGCTTGTCCCAACGGGTTGTTCGTAATACAATTTTTTCGTTATGTATTTTTGGACACTCTTTTGTAAGCCATCGCCAAAATATCTTGTTATTGCACCGTCATATCCGCCGTCCATAAAGCCATAAGCGTTTGCAGGAGAAACAACACAGTCAACTTCCTTATGTGTTTTCATAAACTCACCGAAGTCATCGCAAACAATTTCGATATTTGAAAAGCCAAAAAAACGCTTTCTCCACGCCTCGCACATTTCAGCGTTTATATCAAGCAAGTAAATTTTCATTTCCGTGATATTTTTCATAAAATAATTTCCTCGTTTTTCACTTGTTGACATTATAGCGCAAAAAAGTAAGGAAGTAAAGGGATTTCTCATAGACTTAAATGGGAAATGCTTTTTAGATAGAGATTAGTATCGTAATTTTTTGGGTGGTTTAATTTGAGAATAATCAATCGGATTATTTTTAAGATCTTCTTCGAGCCTTTCATTTTCCGCTTTTAGCCTTTCAATGTATTCTTCATAATCTTTTTGCATATATTGCAATAGTCGTTTAGTGTTTTCCTCGCCTACTTTAACAAGGTCGTGACACTCTCTCTTTATTTGCTCAATGCTTACTCTTAACTTTTCGTCATTGGCTTCTCTAAGTGTCTGATACACAAATTCAATATATTCGTCTTGGGTCATTGACATTGCTAAATCTTTTAACTGTGTTTTCAAATTTTCCATAATTATTTCCTAATTTCTATAAAGTTAGTTTTATTATAATAAATTTTTACTCTAATGTCTACCTATTTGTGATTTTGATTTTAGATACAGAATGAGGTAACCCCGCCCCTTTCAGAAAACCGCCGACAATTCCCCGCCGGTACCCCCTGCCCCCGTCCAGCCGGCGGAACGCTTGAAAATTGCCGAATATTTATTGATTTTGCTTGATATTTATAAAACGGTCGTTATTTGAAATTCCTAAACGCTTATATTATTTATTAAAATATTTTTACAAGTTTATAAGTAAATAGTTTGATATGTAAGTATATATTTATATTCCCACTAATTACAATCAAATTAAATACAAGGACTTATAAACAATAACATCATAATCAAACATACATTATAAATCAATCATAATAGCATATATATAAACGCTTATAATATAATACATAATCAAACTTACAAGATAATAATATATCATACTCTATCAAGCTATATATAATATACTTTGAAAGTAAATATAAACAATCGCTCGTGCGTACGTATGCGTGCGCGTGAGGAAGAAAAAGCCCCGCTATTTAGTCGGGGGTTTCGTTTTCCTTGCCGTTGTCAGGGTTTGGGAGCGGCTCGGCGTTCAGGCGCTCAATAGCCCATCGCCAAAACTTACCCGTTGCCAAATCTCTACCATTTTTTTTAGTGAATCCGTGCGCCGTCAATAGCGCTTTATCTTTTTCGTATTGCTCCGCGCTAACGGTTACACAAAAATTTTTTTGCGGCGTGCGTTCCCTATACGCCTTTACAGCGTCGCGCTGCGTCTTTCCTGTCTTGTATTGTTTTCGCATTTGTTGCCGTTCCTCCGCCCGTTTACGGGCTTTATATTTTATTTGTCTTGCATTTTATCACAATCGCAAAAGATTTGTCAAGCATTATAAAAAATGTTAGTAACCTATTTTATCAAAATATTTTCAAAAAAGCCGAAAAAATTTATTGAAAATACTTGCCTTTTTCGCTAACCTATGTTATAATAGAACCATAGAAAAGCGGTTGAAAAACCGCAAAAAATAAACCACTTACGGAGATTTAGAAAAATGAAAAAATTACAACTTCGCAAAATAATCGAGAACGGCGGCGCAACGCTTGACAAGAACGGCAACGCGGTTGACTTCCGATCGGGCTATCAAGTAAGCCGCCGCGACTGCTACACGCTGAACATCGAGAACATCGGCGAAATTTTGGCGGCGGTAAATGGGCTTTTATCGGAAATCGGCGCGGGCGAGTTTGTCGGGCTTTGGGTCGATTCGGGCTTTATTTATATTGACATATCGGAACGCGTCGAACGGTTAAGCGCGGCAATCGTCGCAGGCATTGAACGCAAGCAAAAATCAATTTTTGATTGGTGCTTATCCCGTTGTATAAGCCTTGAAGCGTGAACAGACAACCACAACGCCGACGGGCGGCGGCATATCCGCCCGAAAATAAAATCATAGGAGATTGAACAAAATGACACTTGAAGAACTGAAAAAAGAACTTGCCGCGCTTGTCGGCGAAAATGGAGTTTCCGAAGTTTTAGAGGGGTATGACCCCGAAGAACTCGAAGAAATGACAAACAGCGACAGACGCGAAATATATCAAGATATTTGCGCCGATATGCGTTACTGTGCTAATGTTGCACGCTATCGAAATTGCGGCTATTGATTGTCCGCCCAAACAGTCCGCCCGATGAGTCTTTGAAAATTACGACGAAACGCCGCAAGGCGTCGCGGAACACCGCAAAGGAGATAAAAAAGTTATGAAATTAAAAACTTGCAAAATCTTATCTATGGAACAATCAGAAAATTGCCGTTGGATTCGTTCATATACAATTTTGTACCGTGGGCGCGAATATGTGGAAAGCACAGACTTATATAACGCCCCTATTTACGAAGTCGGCGCAACGTATATTTGCGACACTTACAAGGACAAACACGGCGGCACGCGTATTGTCATTTATAGCAAGAAACAAGACTAAAAACACAGAGCAACGCCCCACTATTCGGGGCGGTAATGTGGCGGCAACGGTTGCAAGCCCGTTGAACAGTCGCATAAATCAAAAAGCGAGGTATTAAAGAATTATGAAAAATATCAGAACAGAAAAAGAAAGCCGTTTGACTTATACGGCAAACGGAATTAAAGGAAAGAACGGCGAAATTATAAGCACTTGGGGCGAACTGTCCTATCTCCCCGCCTACTACGATTTTGACCCCGTACGGCTTGAAATTCGCTTGACTGTTAAAGATTATAAACAACTTCGCATAATTCCGCAAGGTTGCAATGTTCGCAACGATTCCGACAGTATGACCGATTATTTTGAAAATGACCGCTTGACAATTCCGGCGACGGCTGGCGCGGAGTTTTTGGCGGCGGCTATCGGATATAAAAAGAATATCGAAGTTAAACGCAAAAAGGGCGAAAAATACGACTATTACAAGCGCGAAGCCGAACAGGCGGACAGATACGCCGACGCGCTCCGCCTTACCGAACAGATAGCAAGCGGCGAGCTTGACAACGGCGCGGAAATCATAGCCGAACGCATAAAAGCAGACAAAGAACAGCAAAAGCGCAAAGAGCTTGAAAGCAATATCGCTTGGGCGTTGGAACTGCTCAAAGAGGGCAGCAGAGACGAACAAACCGTTGAACAGTCGGGCGACGTGGTTATATATCGCAAATGTACACGCTATCAGATATTCGACGGAAAGCCGAACGGCTGGGGACATAACGAAACGCTTGAAACGGTTATAGCAATCAATATCAAGACAGGCGAACGCGAACAAGTAACAGATGCGCCGCTTGCCGAAGCATACGAATTTTATAAAAGGGTTGCGGCGTAACTGCCGCGCCCTACCCCACGCAGGGAAGGAGATAAAACACAATGAAATATACGCTTGAACAGTTAAGAGAACAGAACAGAGCATACGCAGAGCAGATAACGCCAGCACTACTTGAACGCGTCAACCGCCTTGTAACTGCCGTTGAACAGACGAGAACGAATAAACCGCAACCGCTCGATAACGTGGACTTTACGACGGAATACGGCGAGAGAACAGAACACGCCACCATCGATGGGCAGAGCGTAACAAACAACTACGAAACAACCATTTGCGAACACGCAACGCCCGAACCCGTTATAAAAGACGATAGAACGGTTACGGCTTATATAGGTTGCGGCGGTGCTTTCTATGGCTATAACGCCGACAAAATGAAGTATAAAGGCACTACGGCGAAAACTTGCAAGATATACGGCGGTGATTATCTGTCAGGTTACTTCCCTATTTATTTTGATTGCACGGTATCAAGTTTTGAATACGACGCAAGAAGCCGCAAGCAATACGCCGAACAAATGAGAGAAAAAGCGATTGAACAGCTTATCGGGTTTGGCTATGACAGAAAGACCGCCGAACAGTCCTTCGACAGTATAACGGAACGCTACGAAAAAGACTTCAAGAGTATTGACGAATACTCCCCTATTATTCGCCACGCAAACGAAAGTCTTTATAGCTGCGGTATGATTGACGATATTATAACAGTTTGAACAGTCGAAACGGCGCATAATACGCCGTCCGTAAGGGTTTGCCGCCTTGCGCTGATGATGACAGGCAAAAGGAATTTGAAAGTATGATAAAGATTGATTATGTACAACAAAAACAAGAAGCAAAACGCCGACGGAATACGGGTATTTTTCAACGACTGCGGCGGCGGTTATTGGGGTTGGCTTTATAATAGCGACGATATTATAGGCGATTTTTCTGCCGATGACAGCGTAGAAATCGAAAAGGCTTTACCCCATTTGGCTATAAATTGGGATTAACCGAACAGAACCGCGGCTGACCTATCGGCTTGACGGGGAAATAAAACGACAGCACGGAAAGACGGCAAGGAGAAAATCACTATGTTTTTATCAACTGTAAGCAACAAATTTTATCAACTGTCTTTGGATGTTTCCGCAAGCGTGGACGAAAAACGCATAAACTACACCGTTTCATTTTTCGACTATGCGGAACAAGAACAGGACAAAAGACTGTTTATTGAGGGCGAATTTAGAATGGCGTGTAACTACTTCGATGAACAGTTTGGAAGACTTAAAGCGAAATACAACGCCGCATAAGAAGGAGCAAACAGTTATGAAAAAAATCACTTTTTATAAATCAATGCTTGGCGGAAAGTTTGAACAGGCGCAAGGCTATTATTATAAGGCGCAAAACGGTTTAGAATTTGCCATACACGGCGGAAATAAAGCCGGTTGCGATTGGTGCGCTACGGAGTTGACGACAGGGCTTTCCTGCTCTATTCTTGGCGGTAGAACTATTAAGAACGCTATCGAACAAGTAGAACAGAAAGCAAGTAGCGTTGCCTATGCTCTTACTCATATAGACCACTCAAAGTTTATAGAACAGATTGCGAAACTTCGAGCCACCGCTTAATGTATTCCTACGGCTCACAGAACAGCCACACAGCCACGAAACGCGGCAGAACAGCCGAACACCCATAGAACAGAAGCAAGCCCACAAAGGGCAAATAAACGCCTATAAAGGCAAAGGAGAACAGACTATGAACTTTATCTCAAAAATAAAAGTATTTGACAAACCGCAACCCGTACAAGAAATTGACGGTATGAAGTATCAAGCAAGCCAACATCATATCGTTACTTTCGGTGTAAAAGATTTTGAAACAGCAAGAAAAGCGGCAGAAAAATACGCACAGGGGAAACCCATAATTTTCGTCGCCAAAAAATTTAGAAAAAAGGAAGCTCACGACAAATACGGCGTAATTGTAACGGGCGTAAATTCCCTTTACGATTATTATTTGACAGATGACGGCAAAGTTATTGATGGCGACGGCGATATAAGATTTATACCGCCTACCCTATCCGCTTGAATTTTCGAGCGAAATTTGATAAAATAAAAGGAGAAATTTTTATGGGAAACTTACCATATCAACGAGCATTCAGACAACAGCAAAAAACTACTTATAAAGGCTTAACGCCCGAACAGAAACGGTACGTAAAAGCCGAAGAAGAACGGCGAATAACCGATAAAGCGTTAGGCGATTTTTACGCCCACGCTCCACGAAATAATAACGGCGCAGTCGATTGGAGCGCACTAACCGAACAGCAAATTGATTATTTCGACGAAATAAACAAACGGCACGAAAAAGCAGTTAGAACAATGAGCCGACTTGAAGATAACGGACTTGACGGCGACGGTGCGCTCAATGTCTTTATGCAAATAAATACACATAGTATGTCTTTTTGACTATCAATTACAAGGAGAAAACCCTATGACCTTATCCGAACTCACACCCATAATCAGAACAGCCGATAAAACAGCAATCACAGAAGAACTCAAACGCTTGGGTTATGTTGACTGCACTACCGACAGCAGATACAAGAAAATGAGCCTTGTAACGCTGTATAAAGGCGATACGCAAGAAGTTGACGAAATACTTTACGACAATGGCACGAAAGCCGTTGACGGTACGATTATAACGAACGTCAAAGACTATGAACAGACTGAGTTTATAGAAGTTGACTTCTATCGCATACAACCGACCGTATTCCCCGAAGAAGAAAAAACCGCTATTCAGGAAAGCGCATTGATTTTTGCAAAGGAGATGACGAAATGAACAGAGAAATTTTATTTAGAGCCAAAAGAGTTGATAACCATTTGTGGATTAAAGGAAATTTTGTTTCCTATACCGACTATGACGGCAGACAAGAAAACTTGATTTATGCTACAAACGGCAACCCGAATAACATATTAGTAGAAACACTTTGCGAATATACAGGCTTAACCGATAAGAACGGTAAACAGATTTTCGAGGGAGATATTGTCAAAACAAAGTATTATGGCAAAGACAGCGGGTGTGGGCAAAACTTTAATGAATATGACTACTTTACGGTAGTATTTCACGAAGCAAGTTTTTGCATAGAAAACGCTATTCGTAGATTTATCATAACCGCCGAATCCGCTAAAAGATTTGAAATTGTCGGTAATGTTTTCGACAATCCCGAATTACTCTTAAAGGCAGGACAACAATGACAACAAATTGTAGCGACTGCCCCTACTGCCAGCGAATAAAGGAGATATAATATTATGGCAACTGTAACTATTGAAACCGAAGGCAAAGACATTGAGCGCGTTTTAGGACAAATGGGCTTGAAAGCAACTTTTATAGACGGAGCGCAAGCCCCGCAACTGTTCAGATTTAATTTTGAAACGCAAGGCGCACCGTCATACAGTAAGATAAAAAAGACGGTTGAAAGACTGCGGGAACACGCAGGCAATTACGAATACGCCGACACGCCTACGGGCAAGGGCTTTTCTATTATACGACCGAAAACGCGTCCCTCTCCCGTTTATCTGTCTAATGACAAAGTGCAAGATAAGACGCTTGCGGCAATTCAAGCAGATCCAAACGCCTTACAAAAATGCTATCTATATTTTGGGCAAGACACTTACGGAAATGATATAATCAGAAATATAGACGACTGTAAAAGTATGCTTGTTGCCGGAACTGCCGGCAGCGGTAAATCCGTTTTTCTCAACTCGCTTATAATTCAAATCTTGCTTTATTCAAACGCTGATTTGATACTCATCGACCCGAAAGACGGCGCGGAGTTTGGTATATATGAAAACGACGTACACAACCGCATTTTTCAAATTGCAAAGAATACGCCCGACGCGGTAAAAGCCTTGAAATACGCTTTTGACGTTATGCAAAAGCGTTATGAGAAAATGGGACAAGGTTATCAGAAGAAATACGGCGGCAACCGCCTTATAGTCGTTATAGACGAGCTGGCAGAACTTATGGAAGAAAACCGCGAAGAAGTTGAACAGCATGTGCGCCGTATAGCGGCAAAAGGACGTGCGGCAGGCGTACACCTTATTGTTGCGACGCAAGACCCACGCGCGCAAGTCGTTACGGGTTTGATTAAATACAATCTGCAAACAAAGATATGTCTTAAAACGGCAAATGCGCGCCACTCAATGAACGTTATGGACAAAGGCGACGGAGCAAAACTTTTAGGGCGCGGCGATGCTTATATTAAGTTTGAGGACAACCCCGAATTTATCAGAGCGCAAACGCCCTACGTTTCCGATAATGAGATTTGGGAACTTATAACAACAAGGACGGCGTAATTATGTGTAAAATATTTGGTTATATGCGCGTCTCTACCACCGAAAGAGCCGCAAAACAGGACTACGAAAGACAGCGTTATTTACTTGATAACAGCGGTATACAGTTTGACGAAATTTTTGAAGAACATATAAGCGGCGGCATAAAAGGCAATCAGCGCGAAGAATTTAATAAAATGCTCGAACTTCTGCAACCTACTGACATTGTTTGCTTTACAGAAACAAGCCGTTTCGGGCGTAACTATATCGATTGCTTTGATATGCTCGATATTATAACGCAAGAAAAACAAGCAACTGTACGCTTTTTATCAAATGGTATAGAACTTAAAGGCGGCGAACGGTTAAACCCGTATGAATGGCTTACTATATCAAACTTCTTTATTATGGACGAGTTCTTAAAACGTCAAATCGGCTACAATACGAAAAATGCGCTTGCGAAGAAAAAAGCCGACGGCAAAATTTTAGGCAGACCTGTAACGATTGACAGCGACACCCGAAATATGATAATATCTATGCACGAGCAAGGCAAGCGCGGTTATCAGATTGCGCAGGAACTCGGAATATCTACGGGAAGCGTATCTAACTGCTTAAAGGAGTATAAGAATAATGGATAAAATACCTTTTCAAAAATGCACATATACTTTTTCAGACGAGCAAATAGCGGCGATAGAAAAGTCTGTAACTGAATACAAAAAAGCAACAATACAAATAGTTGACAATGACGATACTTTAACTCTTTATGAGAGTATAAACGGCTCTTATTGGGTTTGTAGAAAATGTAGTCTATCGTTTGAATGCGAAGAACATTCCGCGCATTATTGTCCTAACTGTGGAAGAAAAATATACGACTTTATTAAGGAGTAACTGTGTTATGAAAATCCTATATAGACCGCAACGTGGCGGATTAGCCGAAGCAATGGCAGAAATGAAAGAGTTTGCAACGCTTAAAGATATGTTTGATTATATTATTGCGCAATGGAAAGAATTATTTAATGTTGCCCCATTTTCTGTAAAAGATTTATCTATACGCTATTATAGTTACGACAGCCGTATTGACTGGGACACATACTTAATTTGTACCGATAGAATGTTTAAAGAAAAATATGATTATCCGCAAGGCATAGGCTTTTGCGCTTTCAAGGAGTAAATATGGTTAAAAAACAAAATATAGTACCTTTATTTCCGAACGATGAGGGTAACTGTGCTTACATTGATATTGATAGACTTATTAAAGAAACATTTAGCAATGATTTTATATTTAAGATGATTGCTGTGGCTATGATAGGGCAAGAAAAAGACCCGATAAAACAACAAGAGATGTTAAAACGATTAGTAGGGGCTTGCAAAAACCAACAAGAATACAACAAAAAGAGCGACAACTAAACCGCTCTTTCTTTTTGCTCTTGATACAAATTCTTTTCGGGTATTTCTGCCCGATATTCTTTTTTGCACTTAACGCATTTATTTGTAAACACGCATATTCCGTTCTTTATCTCGCATTTCAAATTTTTATCTGCGTATCTGTGTTTGCATAACAACTGTCGCAATTTCATATCTCACCGCCTATATGCTTTATTTTGTCGCACAACGCCGTTATTACCGCCTATTTCGCCCGTTATCGCTTTCGACAGACAAATACTCGTTTCTGCGTTTCGTGGCTTGTAGGGCTAATTAGAGGGGTTAAATAGGTTTTCCGTAAATGGCGTTAAGTTCACCAAATTGAAAAATCTTTTCGTGTTCGCTTTCGTATAATCTTATAATCTCAAATACATCAAGATTATCAACCAACTCGTTAAATCTTTGTTGTGTAAAAATTCTTGAACCGCCCGAATATTCAAACAAATTCATTACAGATTCTTTTTCATTTTCCGCTTTTGTAATATAATATTCAAAATCGGTATCGGCATCTTTACCATAGATAAAAATATATTCTCTCATTCCTTTCCCCCTTCCAATAATTTTTTATCGGGCATAACCGCCAACTGCGCCGTATATTCCGCTACGGGCTTAAAACTGTTATTGCTAATAGGTATTACAAGTGCCGGTTCGTGCGCCGTCGTTGTCTGTATCTTGTGTCCTATCGGACTTTTCGCAGTCAATCTAAACTCCGAAGAAGTTGATTTATTTTCTCCGCACTCGGCAGCCGTCAACACGCTATCTGCAAGTCGGTTATTTATATCATCCCACGCTTCTTTTTGGCTTGGATCGCCGTCTATTTGAAAATTCGCAAATGCCGTAGCCGTAATCCCTGCAAAATTACAAAATTCGGGTATGCGTTTATTGTACGATATGCCCGTCTTTTCTTCAATCCAACAGCACAATTCGCAATACATATCATAGCACTCGTAAAGCTGTTCTGCTGTCATTTCAAGCGCAAGAGCGTTAGACATAGGGCGTTCGAGCTTTATTAACACGCTTTCTATCTTGCTGTAAATGCGCGGTTTCCACGCTATTTTGCGTGGCTTTTTTAGTTCGTCGTTCTCTCGCATTTGCCGTGCTATACCGTCAAGGAACGGCTCTAATTCGGCTTGTACGGCTTGCAATTTGTTCATTCGCTCCGTTGTACCGTCTGCGTGTATGTAGTCTATGCTTTCAAACATTTGGTTCGCTCTTTCTCCAAAATCTTTTTTACTCTCTTTCTTGCAACATTTAACCATTTCGCTCTAACGCGCTTTTTCCCGTGCTGCATTAAAAAATATTGTCGCGGCGTTAAAAATGGTTTTTGCAAAGATTGAAATGTCTGCGAATTTACTATTTTTGCTAACGCTTTCGCAACATTACAAAACCTGTTCATCATTAAACTTATAGTGCTTGCTAATTTATCAACCGCTTTCTTGATTTCAGGATTTTGTTCTGTTTCTGTCGTTTTCATTCTTCTTTGTCCTTTATAAACTCTATTTCATTGCTATTTCCACACGCAGGGCAGTCTAATTGCCTTGCAATAATTACCCTTTGCGCGTTACAACCAACATTTCGCCGTTCCACAACTGTCGTGTGTACTGTATCGCCGTTTTCAAATTCATATTTGCAACCGCAAACTTTACAAGTAATAGGTTTGCTTTTCGGTTGTTCTAAAATCTTTGCCATTTCTATTCTTCCTCCTCGTCAAGCATATCAAACAAATCAAGTTCTTCGGTGTCGTAAGCAACCTTTGTCACTGGAATATTTGGCGGAATGAAATATCCCTTTGGCTTTATTAAATCGCCGTATCTTTCTTTTGCGATTTCGGTTAAAACTTCTCTCTGTTCCTCCGTTAGTGTAGCCATAGGAACATCCATAAGATTTTCAAATTGGTCTAAATATTCTTCCATTTCTTTTTTAAGTGTTTCGCGGTTATTACTCATTTTGTCCACATCTCGTTTTTCTCTTTGCTACCGCCCAGCACGCACCGTCAATAGGGTTATTTACAATGTTTACAAATTCGTTCCTTTCGGCATAAGACAGTAGACATTTACAAAGTGCAATATAGGTCTTATCGCTTATGTCAATGCGATAATCGCATTCCGTAGGACAATCTTCAAGTGGTACTTTTTTGTAAGTCCCGCTCTTGATTTTATCGTCGGTGTTTTTAAGCATTTCAATATGTACGCCGTCTTTATCTCGGTGCACATAGCAAAGCGTTGAGCCATCAAGTTTAATTACTTCCATTATATCTCCTTTTTAGAACGGACAATCGTCCTCTCCATTATTTTCAATATATTCGTCAAGGTCTTGTTCTTCGGCTTCGATTTCTTCTTCGATTTGCCGTCGTTGCTGATTTTTCTCTTTCTCGTACTCGACCTGACTTTTAGGCTTTGTAAAGCCGTTACGCTTAACAACTTTCCATTCGGTTATCACGACGGAAACGCTGTTATTCCAAGTACATACGAAAAAACCGCTTATCCATATCAAATCGCCCGTGTAAAGCCTAACGCCTTTATCAAGCAATACAGCCCTTTTTACAAAGTCGTATTCGTGTAACCGCTTTTTCTTGTATGTATCGTATTTATAGGTTTTTATCGTCGCTATGATATTGCCGTTTGATAGGTTTTTTTCAAAATCAACACAGGCATAGCAACCTTTTGAATTTAGGGACATAGGCTACTCCAAAAGTTCGGGGTTGTCGTGAATGTTGCCGATGACTTCCGCTTGGGTTAAATCTTCATAGTGGTACACTTTGTTTTTGAAAGATATTATATACCGTGCGCTTGTAGAACTGTATTCAACGATGCCTTTAAGGTTTCCCAATAACAAAGTCGCTCCCGTAGTTACAATATCGCCCTCAAAGATTTTCTTGCCGTTCTTGTCGGTTAAGCCTGTGTATTGTCCGAGCGTAACCACGTCAATGCCGATTTGTAGATAAGCATACCCGTCCTTATTGACACAATGTATTTTATCTGTATGTTTTCCATATTTGCAATAATAGCCGTAAACCCATTCTGGGCTACTGCCTTGCGTTTTGGCTCTATATAAAGGTTCTTTCATTCCTTATCTCCCACAACTTTATTTACTTTCGCTATCGTTTTCGGAATGGGATTCCCTCGTCCGTTTTCGATATTGAAAATCGTCTGCAAAGCCACTCCGCACTTGTCTGCCATTTCTTGCAAAGTCAAGCCGTGTTTTATTCTATATTCTTTTACTTGTTTCTGTAAATCTTCCATAATTATTAGTCCTTTTTGTCTTTAAGTTGATTTTCTACAGCTTCCAAACCTTTTGCAATATCTCGCAATTCGGCAATATAGTCTATAAAGCAATTTATAAGTGTGTTAATATTATTCTTAAACATCTCTACTCTTTTGGGAGTTCTCTTGATTTCATAATCTCCGCCACCGAGACCACAAGAAGTTGTGTTTGGCAGTTTTAGATATGAAGTAAGTTCGGCACTAACTGTTGCGCAATTATAATGCTGTTCTTCAAGGTCAATTACTTTCTTAAACTCTCTATGTGTCTGTATATAGTCATTTAATGCCGCATAGTCGGAAAATTTTTCTCTCAACTCCCCGATATACAAAATATGCTTTTTAATGCGTTCTGCAACAGTTTCAAATTCTTCTATATAATCCCAAATGGCAGTTTCTGATTGCGCAAAGCCGTTGTAGCAAAATTTGTATTTAATGTTATAATCACCCGTATCGCAATTTTTGTACATTGCAAATTGAGTAAGCTCAATATCAAATTGCCCTAAATAATTGCGTATCTGTTCAAAGAGTTGATTTTGTAGCTCTTGTTCCACTGTCTTAACTTTTTGAGTAAGTTCACTTGCTTTCATAGTTGCAAATCCCCTATATGTGATTTCCCTATAATTATATCGCTTTTATATGGGATTTGTCAACTATATATTGTAAGATTATGAAATATTCCATTGTAAAAATAGAGCGTGATTTTACTCACGCTCTACCTGCGAGCCAATAAACATCGACTTTTTCATTAGTGCAGTCAAACACATCTACCGAATTTCCACCTACGGAAGCCGTCAAATGACCGCTTATACGCATAATAACTATATCGTTAACATACATATCGGCTATCTCTTGCACCGTGTGCATAAAATTGCATTCGTGCCGTTCAAAGCCGAAGTAATCTTCTAATAAGTTAGAATAGCAATCAACAGTCAATTCTTCGCAGTCGTTACATACGGCGTTTTGTTCAAGCAGTTCACGCACTTCGTAATACGGCAGACACGTTGCGAGTGTTATTGCACGGGTAACGCAGTTTTGCTTGTTGCTTTCTCCGTCGGGTGTAACGTCGTAATAGAAGTACGGTCTTACTTGTCCGAATCCGCTATAAAGGTGTAGTACAAAAAAAGTTTTTCTGCACCGTCACCGTCAAAGTCTTTATCTTTCAAAAAGGCTTTTGCCAATTCTATGTAATACTCCAAACGGTCAACGCCGAATTTCTTTGCAACTCCGCAATAATCGCTGTACATCATATTTACGGTCATACAAAGCACTCCGTCGCCAAACTCTTTCGGTTCAATGCCGATAGAACGAGCTACTTGGTCGATTTGTTCTTTATCGAAATGTGCGCCGTGAGAGCCGTCATCATTTACAAGTTTCTTCTCCCACTCTTTCATATCTTCTTTCGATAAGCGCATATCTTCGCCGTAGTCCATTCCCCTATCGCTTGTGAACTGACCTCGACTGTTGCGCCTACGTCCGCGATAGTCCATTTCGTTGCCGTAATCTCCGTAGTCGCCACCGCGATAATCTCCCCTCATCTCGTTAGGGCGATTACCGTCACGATATTGTCGAGAGTATTCAAAATCTCCGCGCATTTCCTCATAGGGGTATCGCTCATATTCGCCACGATAATGTCCGTTATCGCGTTCATAGCGATAATCCATATCACGTTCATCATATTGCCCCCTATCACGCCGACGAGGGTCGCGGCTTGTTACATAACCGCCACGCGAACCGTAAGGATTACGACCGTCGCCACGCATTTGTTCCATTAAATAGCGTCTTGCTCTTTCATTCATTTTACAGATACCTCCTCTACGGTTTTATTTGTAGTCGTTTTGGTTTTTGTTGTCGTGCCTTTCGGCGCAACTGTCGGCGAATATACCGCTACGTTTGCCGAAGCAACAGCGGGCGTTGCGGGCGCGGGAGTCGCCGCAGTTGTTACAGGTAAACTTGTAAGCACGTCGGGACAATACGAATTAAGCCCCTCAAATGCCCTAAATACGCCCGTCGTCATATTGGTGCGAACACACACCTTGATACAGCTACGAGGACTTACTTGGCAACCTACGGCTTGTAATCCCGTCTTTCCGCATACAAGCGGATAAACTGTCGTCGTGTTTCCGCCTATCGATATTGCAACGGGCATATTAACCATAACTCCCGTTGCGGGCAATGTGCGCACTACAATGCAATACGGTTCGCAGTTTCCGTAAGTTCCTGTGGGCAAATCGATAAGCAACGTATCAACCCCGCCCACCGTAACAACTGTAACAGATTCACTTATAATGTAATGCGGGCAAAGTCTATTAGGTTTATTGCAATTACAATTAAACATTTTATAAATCTCCTTTTTATTTTTTAATATCAAACAAGGGTATAGAGAAAACCCTATACCCTTGCGAAAAAGTTTATTGATTTTCTCAACCGCATTTCACGGGATCTGTTTTTTAGTTTGGGTTGAATTAGCAACCGCAACCGCAGTTATTCTGCCTGCCGCCGAAACCGTAAACGCTTTCAAACGGAGAGCAAGTTATGTAAGCGGGCTGCGGGCAAGGACGCAACGTGTTTATAAGCGTTTGCGTCTGCGCATTTTGCGAAAGCTGTGCGGTAAGAGCCGCGTTCTCGCTCTGCAATGCCGAAATCTTTTCCTGCGTCAAGAAGCCGAGAATTTGCTGTGTCGAGCCGTTTATCGCGTTCGTTATGTCGCAAGTGTCTTTTGCCATAGCATACTTGATGTCGGCTTGTCCTGCTCTTAAATCGCAGCAGCACTGTTGCATTTGGTTGGCGAGACTATTTATGCCCATACGGGTTTCATAACCCTGTTGCATAAGTCCCGTATTTACGCTCGAGAAACCCTGACACAACGTTTGCTGTACTCCCGCAAAGCCGTTGGTCATCGTATTGTTGAGCGCAAACGTGCTGTCGCAAATACCCTGCGAAACGCCGCGAACGGCAGACTGCAAATCGTTGAAATTCATATCTTGGCAAAGTTCGCCGCGAGTTAAAGCACCGTTCATACCGTTACCTCCACCCCAGCCGCCAAAGCCATTGCCGCCCCAGCCAAAGATAAGAAGTATGACGATCCACCATGCCCAGCTATCGCCGAACATTCCGTTGCCGTTGTTACGGTTGCTGTCCTGTCCGAGAGCATAACCAACGCCGAAGCTGTCATCTCTTTCATACATAGATTTTTATCTCCTTATAATATTTTTTATATTGACTTTCCGCTTACGCGCGAATTGCGAAAAGAAAATATCTGTTTAGCGTTTTCCACCGAGTTGATTAAACATTTGCATTACTTGCTGTTCAGACATTCCGCGCTGTTTTGCAAGTTGCATTGCAATATCTTTCGGATTAGCGTTATTGCTACTGTTTTTCAGTTGCGTAATCGTTTGATTTATCTGCGGATTCTGTTGCATTAGATTTTGAAACATCTGTTGCGGATTTTTCGCACCTTGAAACATTTGCATAAGCTGCATAGGATTAAAAGGCATATTAGGCATTGTCTTTCTTTCCTCCGTTATTGTTATTTACGGGCTTTCTATTGCGCAATTCTTCTATTGCTCTCTGAATATCACTTAACTGCCTTGAATACTCTTTTTCTCTCGCTTGATAATCCGCAAGTGTAACATATTCAACTTGCGGTTCGTTCTCCGTTTTAGGTTGCGTTTCGCCTTTCTTGAAAGCATATACATAATCCTCATTTACTTCGTTTATTGTGTAAGGGCGCACAACCGCCTTGCCAACGTAGTCGGTCGATTTGTGGTACATAAAACCTCCCTCGCTGTCTATAAGCCACATTTCCGAATTAGGCGGCATAATATGCGCTTTTGCGCCCTCTATACCATTCACATAACTCATGGCAATCCCATTGCCGCCAAACATAGGCATAGTAGGTTGCATTTGCGGTTGCTGTTGAGCACTTTGCATTGGTTGCTGTTGTTGCGCTTGATACTGCTGTGTAACGCCGTTATTTGCGTTCTGTGGCACTTGTTGCGGCGCAGCGTATAAATTTCCGTACTGTGATTGCGGCGCAACGTAGCCCGTATTTTGCGCATTATATGGGTTGCCGTTATATGCGTAAAAAGGTTGTCCGAAAGCCATTATTTTTTCTCCTACGATATGATTATATTCCCGACGGCAAAATCAAAAAGCAGGTCGATGTATACTTGCAATCTCATATAATCTTCCTTATTGAATCCGTCTTTGTTATTTTCTAAAAGTTGACCTATCTTGTCTTTTATGGATTTTAACATATATATCAACATACCTTTTACACACAAAGTATAACAAATTAGTAAGAAGAAGATTTACCGTGTTTTTATCATAAATTTATAATTTTGTAGCACAAAAAAAGACGCACTCTTTCGAGTACGCCTAAGCGAGATGTCCTATTTTCTTTTGTTATAACGATAAATTATTGCTATTGCCTTGTTCAAATCTCTACTGTATGTTGCTGTTCCGATGTTGAGTTCGTCGCATATCGCTATCATATTTGGATTGTCGCGGTCAAAATATTTTCGCTTTATGATTTGATATTGTCGTTCTGTCAATCCGCTGTTTTCACGGTATTCTATTAGCTCTTGAAAAGTAAGTCTACCAATTTCATTCGGCTTTAACATTGTACGCTCACTATTTATTTATTGTTTTCCAAAAATCCTTTACCGCACTTTTATCTTCTTCTGTAATTTTCCCGTCTTCTTGAATTTTATCCACAAGGTCTTTAACCGCTTTACCTTCTTCCGTTGTTTCATAAGGATTATCTACTTTAATTTTGAAAAATCGTTCAATTATCCCATACAAAGAAACTCCGGCTGCACCATAACCAAGACCCGTAATCCCCATGAATGCAATATGCAAATAGTATGTGGAATATAAAAATTCAGCAACTAAGCCTAGAATAAATGGTATAAGCAATATTGTTGAATTTACTATACGTCTCGTTCTTTCATTTTTTATGCGTTTAGTACACGCTTTAATAGGTAACTTAAGTAGTTGCGTTATCCCGAAAATAATTACAGCCATAGCGCACCACACAAAAAAAGAATTTGATAAAAGTGTTTTAAGTACGCCATCCATATTTTTACTCCTTTACTTCAATTTGTTTACGAAGTTCGGAAAGTACTTTCTCATACTCTACCGAAATGCCGTAAGTTTCTCTTGCTATAATTGAATTGGCGTTATCTGTTTTATTTTTTTCGCTCGCGTCAATAATAGCTTGTCGTTCTGCTTCATATTTTGTATTTATTTCCGCAAACTCTTTTTCTCGTTTTTCAGAAAGCTCATTCAAAGCATTGTCACGCGACATATCGATTTCCATATTATGAGGAGCTATTTTGTCCTGCATAATAGTGTTTTTTACTGTTTCAATTTTTTGATCACGCTCGATTTCAATTTGCAGGATTGCCTGCTGTAAAATTTCTTTTATCATATTTTTCTCCTTTATAAATAAAAATGCGGAGCTTTTACGCTCCGCGCTTTTTTGCTATTTCCACTATGTGGGGCTATTTAATTCTACATAAATAATATCACTTTTATGTTTTTTTGTCAAATGGTTTTATACAAAATACTTTACTTTTTCTGGTACGTTGTCGAATGCCGACTCTTCCAAATCGAGCAAATTATGATACCAATCCATTATTACATCGTCGTCGGATTCGCGTCCGCGAAGAACTGCTTTTTCCCATTTGTCAAAAGCATTTAAGAGTATCTTTCTTTTTGTTCTTAATATATTTTTTCTTTCTTCTTCCGTGTAAAGTATATAAACTTGTATATCCTCATATTCGTCATAATCTTCTTTTGCTTCCACAGCAGGAGTTATAAGGTCTTTCCATACCTGTGTACTACCGTTTGGTAATTTTTCAACTCTATCAATATAAACGGCTTCAATATATTGTACTGCGTTGTGGTGTTGCACAAATTTTCTATCTTGTTTTAAGTAGCCTAAATTATAGTCAATCTGCTCAACAGATAACTCATAAGTTTTAGTACTATCAAAAATTCTCATAATTTTTCTCCTTTATGGTGTTCGTTTCCAATAATTATTTACGATATATGGAGGCATATTATTATGGGATTGCGATCCGCCCTCTGGCTGTACAAGATTGCCTTGAAATATTTTCCACCTGGTAAAATAGTCCAATACAATATAGTCTTGTGTCAACCCAGACACATCAGGATTATCCGCATTTACAGTTAATGAATGTCTATGTGCAGGCATTTCATCTCTCGTCAATGTATGTGTTTCTTCGCCATCAGTTGCACCAAAAATGTATTTTCCACCAGATCCTATTATAGTTCTTCCGGCATAATCAATGTCTATTATCCAAGAAGTTCCAGCATATCGTTGGGCGGGTGTAGGCTCACCAAAAAATTGAATATAATGAAACCCTACAGGTGGTGGTGTATCGCCAGTATTTACTACATTTTCTATTCTTTCTAATGCGTTATTGGCTGTATTTACTGCGTTTTCAGCTTGGATTTGTGTGTAAAGATTACTTTCAACAAGATTATTTATTGCTTCTGCTTGTATAGCGTCTCCAGCTATACCATCTTCTTCGTTTATGTATTTAATGCCATTATTAAAATCTTGTGCTATTTTTTTACTCGGTGTAAATTCTGCCATAGTTTATACCTCTTGTAATGTTAATTCTTGCGAAACGCCTTGATTTGTTATGAGTTTTGTACCAACAACCTTAAATTGTTTAGGCGTAAAATCTTTATTGTACGATAAAGGTTTATCGCCTTGATTTGTGTATCTGTATGGAATAACAATATCTCCAATATGAAATATTGCTGGAAATCGTATGTTTGAAACAATATATGTTTCTCCAGCCTTGATTACAGGAAAAAAACTAAAAGCATTGAATATACCAGTTTCTACATTGTATTTTGATACTATTAGTTTCTCTTCTATTTGATTAACTTGTATAATAATTTCTTTACCATCTAGTGCTCTTGTTTCTATTTCTTGAAAAGTTAATCTATAAAATCCTATTGATGGATTTTCTTTTTGTAAGCACTTTATTCTAATATTGATATTTGGGGAAATTATTTCATTCCCTTCTTCATCATAATAATCTGTTATGGCACAAGTTATCGTAGCCGTTTGTTTTCCATATTTCCACTTGTCTATAATGGATTCAGATAAATACTTTCCTTGGGTTACATTTTTGTTTTTTGTATTGGTTTGTAATAATTTTGATTTATTTTCATTTACAACAAAAGGCTTATTCCCGTTACCATAAGAACGAACTTGCCAATCGACATTATTATATATCTTAATATCTACGCTTTTCAAAATTGGAGAACGAATTCTATCACTATCATAATAATACCCGTCTTTATTGATTAAAAAATAGAATATTACTTCGGTTTGCGTGGGAATATATCCAATAATCAATAGTTTGCTATCGTTTAGTGATTTTACAGTATAATCTGGCAAATATGGCGCACTTTGAGATGTTAAATCAAAATATTCATTAACAAATGCTTGAACGGAAACAAATTCTTTTAATTCAAATTGTAAATTTGATACTTCCTTTTCGTCACTGTAACTCGACTCACCTTCGGTCATACCAGACGGATAAGCCGTATTATAATATTTATAAGTTGCGCTCATTTCAAGATTTATCTCTTGATCTACTTCTTTTTGAATAGTAGTTGCATATAATAGCCAATCTTTTGCCAATTTGAATCCAGCGTACTCTTTTTGCCAAGACAATATTAGCGAACGAGCAATCCCGGAAATTCCTGTTATTGATGGCAATGGATTGCTATTTGAAATATCATTATAATCAGTTATATATTGCGATAAAGAACTTGTTTTTGAGCTATAACCATTAAATGTTTTATTGAAGAAAATTTTTTCTTCATAATCTCCGTAATGCTCGTTAGTATATACTTTATCTATAATGTTATCAATAACAGGGTCAAAAACAATACTATAAACATTTTTGCTTGGAACAATAATAGCCATAACTTATATACCTCGTCCTATTGTAACTTTTCCAATGTCGTTTTTGTATAAGAAAATTCCACAAACATCGCAAAACTCTTGCCATTTGCCCCATAAGGTTTCACCGCTTGCTATCATTATAGATGCACCTATTCCTACAAGATACATACGAATGTCGTCTGAAATAGAAGCAAAACTATACTTCATTGGAGTTTTCAATACCAAATAATTGTAAACGTCAAGCATTGACTTATCATAAAATATCATTTCTTGTGTTAATTTTATATCTTGCCATTCTTCCAAATCGTCTTTAAGCGATACGTTTACAAGCGACTGCGAATTGTTATAACTCCATTGTTCCGTATTGAAGTACGCAATTTGTTCTCTTGCGTTCGTTTCTGTATTGACAAGATAAGCCGAAATGACATTTTGACTGCTAATAAGTTGTTGCGCTATGTAGTCCTTAACTTCTCCGTCTTTGTCTATAAACGACAAACTGCCCGTGTTCGATATAATGCCGAAACTCGGTCTTTTAATGTCGCTCCTATCCAATATCGTGCGCTCGAAGTCAAGCAAGTTTGTATCGTCAAGTTCAATAGACAAGTCCGTATAAATGCTTGAAATCACAAACGGAGAATTAGGCTTATTCCAATTCGATATTGTGATTGTGTGTGTATCTGCGCTTGTAAGCGGTATAGTCCAAGTCGGGTCGTCATCGTAATGCGTTTCACCGTCAACCGTTATAGAGCGCGGAAATTCATTATCTCGTTTATTAAACACAATCGTCAAAAGCGTTATGTTGCTACCGCTTACTTCTATAACATAGTTAGACGAGAAATTGCCGCTTCTGTTGGACGCCATTCTTCCGATATAAAAGTTTGCTTTTTTTGTAAAGCAATCACCGCCGCCTAAACGACTGCGCCCGAGAATAAACGGACGCTGTATTTGTTCGTGCTTGCCAATAACTTCATTAAGCGTACTCGACACGTTGATACCCGATTGCGAACTTGTAAGCGTGTTCAGCGTACCGCCGTTCTCACCTATATTGATTGTCGCGGTTATTTTAATCATAATTAGCCAAAATACCGCCCTTGCGCATTGTCGTTTCCCGTGCCTACTAATTGAATAACGTGGCTTCTAACGCCGATTAAATCAATTATATCTTCGTTATTGCCTTGTTGTAGTCCGTCTGAAATTGCGTATATTGTAGGCATTTCTTCGGGCTGTATGTACATTTCAATGATAACCATTCTGTCATACACAATGTCGTAGTCCATTACCCAATAACAATGCTGTTTAACACCATATATGAGCTTCATAAGCCGACGATAATCGTCTATGGAAATAAGGTCAAAATTGATTTTTAAGTTTCCTGTGATAAAAGACGGAATATTGCGCAGTTGCGGTAATCCGCCGTTATCCATACGCGACGGGCTTTCTTTGAGCGTCTTTTGCCATATGAAAGAATAAGTTCCGTAGTTTGAGAATTTATCGTTGTCGGTAAAATCGGTCGGATTTGGAACACGGCTACTATCCTTGCTTTCCTTAATCCAAATGTGTCCTATGTCAATATAGTTGCCGTATTGGTCTTTCCTTACGTTTCCCGATACCGCATACTTGCTACGCCTTTCTTCGGGCGGTAGTGTTAAAATTTCAAGTAAATTCATAATTCACCGCCTTAAACTTTCGCCCACTTGTTGCCGTGCTTTTTTGCGTGGCTTGTAGTGTTGCGATAGATTTCTTCGCCGTCAAGATAAACGTCGCCGCCGATTTCGTTCTTTGCGGTTTTCCACCAATCCATTGTTGCTTGATAAGAGCCTTGATAAACCGCTTGCGCTATTTGCTGTACATTCGCTACACCGCTTTGACCGCTCGGCATATTGTAAACGAACTCCGCACCGCTTTCACCCGCGACAAACAGACTGCCTTTGTCTGGCATACCGCCGTTTGCATAGCCTTTTACTCCGCCTATAATTCCTTTAAGCGCAACAGCTCCCGCCGAAACGGCTGTTGTAATCAAAGCAACGCCCGTTCCGAGAGTAAGCGCACCTTTATATGCCATTATTGAAACAGCCAATGCGGTAAAAGCCGCCACCAAACTTGATATAACCGTAATAGCTATTTTTGTTCCCTTACTGAAATTGTCCCAGTTTCCTATTATGCCGAGCGCGGCAGTTATAGCCGTTAATGCAACGCCAAGCATACCAAACTTTCCATATAGTGTAGTTATTCCTTTTATAACTTTTGACGCACCCCACCCAGTTAAGCCAATCAAAATAGCGTTCACAATAGGTTTCAATATCCCGCTCTTATTTATTAAATTTACTACACCTGCAACTATTCCAATAAGAGTTTGTGCAACATTCAACAATATTGCTGTTATTGGAGAAGTTACAATAGCATCAATGATTTGTCTAACGGTTTCAAATAAGTTCCCCGCCAAAGCACTAATTTGTTTAATAACATTGAAAATTGCAGAATAAGCAAATTTGCTTTCGCCTAACTCTTCATTCAAATCTTCGACATTTCCCTCTTCTAAAAGACCGCTTGCATCTCCGCCTTTGGACAATGCGCGGAATTTATCAAAGTCGAACACATTGCCGGCTTTGTTGTAAGCAAGCAATCTATCCGTAGCAATTTTTGTATACTTTCCCGTCTTGCTCATTGATGCGCTTATTACATTCGCCATATTTGCAAATCCGAAAGATATTTGTTGTATAATCGGCGTGATTGCTTGTAACAACGGCAATAGTGCCGTACTTACGCTTAACTTCATTACTGTAAATGAAGTAGTAAGTTGCGACATTGTTTGATTTATACCGCTATCAAATTGAGCAAGCGCACTGATACCGTCTTTGAATGCACCCGTAACGGCTTTTAGTCCCGAACGAATAAGACGGTAAATAGCAATACGCTTTACCTGACCCAAGAATTTTGAGAAACCGCTTTTTTTGCCGACTTGTCCATCTTCTTTGCGCAAACGCTCAAGTTCTTTTCTATATTCTCTTACATTTTCCCCTGCTTTTGCCGTTGCGATTTTGGCTTCATAATATGACATAAGCCTTTTCCGTTCAGCCTTTTCGGCATTATACTGTGCAATGGTTTCGTCTTGGAGTGCTTTTGTTCGTTCTTCTTCTGACATTCTGCTCATTTGCTCGGCACGCAACGCTTCTTTTAGTGCGTTCTGTGTAGACGTAATTTTGTCAGTGTAGTCTTGTATTTGTGAAATAGCCTCTTTGTCAAAAATTTTCTCATCAAAATGCAAGTTCAGCATTTCTTTTGTGAGTTTAGCAATCTGTGCTTGGGCTTTATCGAATGTGTCTATAACTTCTTCGGTTTTATTCTCGAAATCGGAAAATGAATCTGCTGCCCCTCTCACTGCTTCATCGGCACTGTTAATCTCAACCTTAAATTTCCCTGCACTTTCCGCAGCCCCTTGCGCTTTGTTTTGTAAATCGTCAAAATTCTGCGCTATACTTGATATGTTGCGAACACCGATTTGTCTTGCAACGCTATCAAACGCTTGTAATCCTGCCGTAGACTTTTCAAGCCTTGTCAAAAACGGATTAAACGCTTGCGTAATTTGCTTTACATTCGCCGTGAACTTTCCTAAATCAGCAGTGCTTATACGGTTGATAAGATTAGCAACAGCGCGTAAATTCGTCGCCAACTTTTTGAAGTCGTCGCTCGTTTGGTCTAACGCATTAAACGCTATTTTAAGATTTCCAACGGAATAACCATCGCTACCAGCCATATAAACACCTCCTCTTTAAGTTAGTTATTAGACATACTGTTAAGCCAACTGATTTGCTCTTTTGCCCTTTCACGCGCTTTATGCAAAGTCTTTTTTGTTACCTTTTCTTTGAACGGGTCAATAGGCTTTTGCATATAGTCGTGCGACTTCTCACCTTTCTTGCGGAACGCATTACTTAACGCCGTAGAAACAGCCACAAAGCCATAAAAACCTTGCGCGTGTGCTTCTTCGTGTAGCCGTCTATAATACTCTTTATGGAACGCAATAATTAAATTAGGGTCTTTATGCCAAAATTCGTAGTCGGTCATTCCATATCGCCGCGCTTTCGGTAAAAGTTCGCAATAGTATTCGTATAAATCGTCTATTTGTTGATTTTGTTCAGCCCAATTCGGCGGTTGTTCGCCGCTTCCAATCTCGCCATTTGGGCTTTGATAAAAAGGTTATCTTCGTCCTCGCTTGTATCGGTAAACCAAGCCGAGCCAAGTGTTGACAAGAATAACATTGCACCTACTTGTCCGTTTTCTTCGACATATTTGCACCACACGGCTGTTGCGTCATCATCGCTCAATTTATGCTGTTCGACAAGCGCGGATATGACAAGTTTTTCGAGGCAGTCAAGAACAAATTTACTGCCGTCGCCGTTCGGGTGCGTAGACGCATAACTGTTAAACTCGCCGAACGCTTCCTTGTCTGCTTCCTTGAACTCTTTATAAGTTGCTTTTGCTTCCTTGTCCAAAGGCGTTGCAAAGTAAGCGTCTTGCGCTTTTAAGAATTGTTCGTGTACTGCTTCATAAACGGACTGCAAACGCGTGTATTCGGCGATTTCGTCCTGATATACACTGTCTTGCTTTTTCTCGTCTGTCATACGTTGATACTCGCACTGTAAGGCTCGAGTATAAATAAGTTCGTAACGCTTTCCGTCTGCCGTAAAACTCGGCTTGATTTTCGCACTCATATAGAGATACTCCTTATAGGTTTATTTTTTATGCGGTATAAGCAACGGCAATCGTCATAGTATAAGGCGCATACTTGTCCTTATCTTCGTTGCCCTCTGTCGTCATTTTAGTTGCCGATTTCGCCGTTATAAGAACCATTGCGTATGCGTCATTGGTTAAAGTGGAATCCGCCGTAACGGTAAGTTTTCCGTCTGTTACAGTTGCCGTGATTTTACTCGAACCCTCTACTGTTACATCGAACGTAGCGTTTGCGTCGGCTTGCTTAACAGCAAGGGTAACATCTTTTGTTTTGGTTGTTGCGTCCAAAACAATGTCGTCGGGAACAGTGCCCGAAAATTCAAGCGTTTGCCTTATTTTGTCGCGCCCGTCTATACCTTTTGCGCCGAGCGACGACGGAACAATATTAAGCGTGCCTTTAAGTATGTCAGCTTCGCTGTCGTTCATTGCGTACGATATTTCCGCCGTGTACGTTTCGTAAGTAAAGTTCGGGTTAAAGCGCATAAAGTTAAGCGTTTTGTTTACAAGTTCGTCCAAACGCAATACATTTTCACGCGAATATGTAAACTCCATTGTCGCGTCAGACAGTTCGCGTTTACCCTTAACCTTGCTTTTTACTCTCGACAAAAGCGAATTATATTCAAAGGTTTCGTATTCGCCCTCGACTGCGGGAACGCTCTCGCTCGGAATAACAAGGCTGTAAAAGCCGTCGTTTTTCTCGTCTACAAGCAAGCAACTGCCGTAGCCGCTATAAAGTCGGTCGTCATTTCTTTCAATGAAATCACCTTGCATAATTGTTTATCTCCTTAATAGAATTTTTCTCTGTTTTCGTTGTATGGTCTTTGGAATACAACGGCTTGACGAAATATCTCACCGTTTGTACCCTCACGCGGAAGTGGATTATTGCTTATCAAATTCAAACCGATTTTCTTCTGCATAAAATCCACTATTACTTGCATAATCTCACGACAAATCGTTTGATTGGTTTTGCCTTTAACTGCTTTTGCAAATATATTAAATCTGTACCCAAGCGTAGATATTTGCTCTCTACTGCCGTAATATCTTGTGCGCGGTTGGTTGGTTATTTCTTCAAACACTACAAGCGGATACTTGGGCGTTTGCGGCGATACTGTCGTAATTGTAACTTTATACTCACGACCGACATTAAAGTCCGTTATAGCCCTTTCTACGGCTTCATATAGTTTGTCATAAACCGTTATGTCCATTTACAGTTTCCTTTTACTTGCAAATTCTTTCCAAACGCGCTCATACACTTTTCTTTCCGCAAACTCCGTCGCCGCTTGATATAAAAACATTGTTGCGGGTGCGCCAGCGGTACGAATTTCGGTAGACCCGTCGCTATGTTTTTTCTCGCTTAAAACGCTGTCTTGCGGAATATCCATAGCGTTACCGCGCAACCAAAAAGTCCAGCCCTCTTGACCGCGCGCGTGATAATCGTACTTATAGCCACTTTCGCTTGCCTCGTCGTGCGGATTAGTACTGCCGACAATACCTGTACCGAACTCGATATAAACGGCTTTGTCGTAGTTGTTGATTAGCGTTACAACTTGTCCGTCATCGGCAGTTTCGGTTTTCCAACTGTTTTGCAAACCGCTTATAATGTCGCTTTCATACGGCAAACCCGATATAATGTTGTTTGCCATATCTCGCACGGTTTCCGCACACGCTTTTAGAAAATCGGGTATAAGTTCGCGCAAACGCTTTTGGTACTGCTCAATCTGCTTTATCGCCTTGTCAAGCGTTCGCAAATCAAGCAAATCGATATTTATTGTTCGCATTAGCCGTTTTTAGGCGTGTAAGACGAATTGCTGTAAGACGCGGTGTAATCGGTCTTTTTAACGCCCTCTTTTTGCTCCGTCCAGCCGCCTTGCGCGTACAGCGGATATTCGTCTTTGGGAATGTTTTTAACCGCTTTGCCGTCTTTGCTCACGATTTTTATGTATTCTCGCATAATAATTACCTCACTTATTCATTGTGCCGAGTACACCGCGCTCTTTTCTATCGGCTACACGCTTGTTAAGCCACATAAGGGCTTCTTCGATATGCGTAAGTGCGCAAGCGTTCTCTCTCGTGCGATATTCGCCGTCTTGGAAACATTGAAGTCTATGACGCACGATTTCCAAAAGGTCGGTTTCAAGTACACCTGCCGTCGAGCCTTGCTCGTTTCTCGCGCCGTGCTGAAACTGAATTTTCGCAAGAGTTTCGCCGTTGCGTTCAACTTCGTAATAGTGCCTGCCGTTTCCTGCTCCTACGGTATCATCGTAAACTACCGTATTAAGATTGTCATCACGCTGTATGCGCATATTGAGCGTTGTTTTGTTTTCCATAAATAAACTCCTTTATAGTTTGTTGTTATTCTGCAACGCGCCGTTTGAAAACAATGCGTATTGCTAAATTCTGCGGCACTGCGTCCTCTACTTCGTAATTTGCATTGTCCGCAAATTCGTCCGCTAAATCTTCTTCGGTAGGCGTTCTTCCGTCTAAAAACGCTCTATCGCCCTTGCTAAACACGCCGTCCCATTTTTTATATGGTTGAGCGATTGCCACGCGATAATCTTTCACGTTCTCGCCATAAGCCGCAAGTTCGCGGTACATACTTCCTGCCGGTTGTATGGTTATATAGCCAAACCTTGTTGTGTATTCTTTTGGCAACTCATAGCGTTGTATCTCTGCGTTTTCTTCGTCAATACGCTTACAATGCCAAAACTTATCTCCAACTCTCATCTGCGCCTACCTCTGAATCCGACGACGGGTGGCGGTAAATCGTTCATAAGTCCGCTACTCAACATACTTTCGCTAAACGTAAATGATATTCCGTTCTCTTTATACGCCGTTAAAGGCATATCCCCAACTATATTGTTCATAGCGAGAATTTCAATCATACACCGTTTGACCCATATCTTATCGCGCGGTCTGTCATCGGGAATTTCCACAATGTCGTGTTGGTACGGAAACACACGCGACAAATAAATGTGCAGTGCTTTTTCGTAAGCCCATTCAAGGTCATCGATAGACACATCTTTGTATTTGCCTTGCTTTAATTCATTTACAATATCGATTTCGGACACTTCAATTTCGGGTATTTCTTCCTCAACTTCACCGCCGATTTCAAGATTAGGATTTGCGTTTCCGTATTCCATTGACCTTATGCCTCGCTACGCTTTTTGTATTGCCGTTTAACGGGCTTATCGCCGCCGTTTGATTTTGCAACATTCGATATAGAGTTTTCGGCTTTTTGTGAATCTTCCACGGTATCAAGTTCGCACCTTTCTTTGACAAACTCCAATTCGCTTTCAGTTATGTAAAAATCTATTGTGTCGTTTATGCCAAAGTATGCGCCCCTTAATATAAAAGATTGTTTTACTTTGCCTATAACTCTATATCTGTATTGCATTTTGTTCTCCTACTATTAACGCGTTGTGGTTGGCGAAGCAGGCGTGGTTGTTGTAATCTTCGACAAATACAACGTATTGTTGATGTCAGCAATAACGGGAAGCCCTACACCCTCTGCTTTCGTCCACGAAGTATAAGGGTCGTCGCTTACCCATTGATGTACGGCTATGTAGCCATAAGTCAAATCGGTTTTCTTCGCATCTTCGGTAGGCGTAGAAGTCATAAAGGTTTTGCCGACTTCGCCGCGAGTAGTAAGAGATATAATCGTCATTTCATCAAAGAAACGATATTCGGTACTGTCGGAATAAGACTTCTTGAACGTTCTATCGTCAACAATGATTTCCATACCAAGCCCGTCAGTTGTGGCAACATAATTTTTAACAAAAGCTGCTGACATCGGTTTGAGCAATTTAGTAGCGAAATCATTTAATTGTTCGTTTGATGTCATATAACCCATAGCCTTGCTTGACATAATCATTCTTGCAATCTTGTTTTTACTTGCAGATTGCAACGAAATCAAGTCTTTAACAATATCGTGCGCAGGGTCGTTCCAGCCCGTAAAGTCAACCTTATTGTCGGCGGACAATTTGTAATCAACTGTGCGCTTTGCGCCGTTTTCGTCTATGGTTATTTTGCCCGTAGAAAGCAATTCGCAAGCCCTACGTTCAAAAGCCGTCAAGACTTTCATAATTTCGTTGGAAATATCGTCGTAGATTGCGGTAAGGATAGAGCGCTCGCTTGCGTCCATACCCAAATCTTTAATCTTTTTACGGAGTTCTTCGCCTTGATTGATTTTCTCTTTAATCAAGAACAGACTTTCTTTGAACTCTTCGTAGTTAGGGCGGTCGCCGATTCTCGCTTCGCTGTCAAAAGCGTGTACAAGTGCAATTACAGGTATTTCACTGCCTTTCAGCAAGTTGTACATAGCGACTTTCATATTCTCGGTCTTTACCATAGGCATAAGTTTCAAGCCTCTGAAATCCGCCGAAGCCGCCTTATAGTCAAATTGTACGCTTATATTGGCGAGAGTTTCGCCGTCCAAAATCTTCAAATAGTCTGCCATTATTTTGTTACCTCCCCATAAGCAATTACCGTATTGGGATATGCCACCGCATAAAGTCCTTGATTTGCAAGCGTTGCTTTGTTGGTAGAAACGGAAGTGGGCAACGCACTGTCAATGTACGAACCTCTAATCATAATAGATTTTACCGCCGAGCCGTCCGTAACGTCTGCGTCGTTATAAAGCAAACCGTAACCCAAAGTCGTGTCGTTAATCAACGTACCCGATTTGAGTATCTTGCGCCCGTTTTCGGTAACGGGCGTTCCCGAAGTAGCCGATACGGTTACCGTTTTCAGCACCATACCTACTTCACTGCCCAACCAATTCGGTCTGTTGAGTGTAATTTCAGCCATAGTTTTTATTCTCCTTTTTATAGTTCTACAATATTGTTTGTTTTTGTTTTGCTCTCTTGATAAAGTTGGTAATCACTTTTACCGCCTTGTCCGCCTTGTGCCGAGCTTGCATTAGGCGTTACTGCGCCGTCGCGTATTGCTCCGTTTTTTGCGCTTGCGACTGCCGCCGCGTTCGATTTCTTTACAAACTTTATAAAAGCGTCCGCAATTTCGCCTGACTTATCGCCACTAACTGCGACTACTTGTTTGACAAGTTCGCCGTAGTCTTTTTCGTCAAAACCCGCTTTTGCAAAAGCTGTCGCCGTTTTCATTTCGTTGACTTCGTTTTGCAAGTCTTTATAGCGTTGTTCCATTTCGGCACTTTCGGCTGCGCGTTGTTCTTCTTCGCTCATTTTTGCCTTGCTTGCGCGTTTGAGTTCCGCAACTTCGCTTGCCGTTTTGTCGAAACTTGCTTTAAGTTTTGCGTTTTCGCTCTTTGCTTTTTCGTGGTCGGCTTGCAACTTTTCGTATAACGCCTTGTAATCGGTTTCTACGCCTTGCTCTCCGTCGCCGCCATTGTCGCCTGCGCCACCGCCATTTGCGCCGTTATCGGGCGCGTAGAACGGCATAAATTGTCCGTACTTCTTCCACATAAACATTTGATTTCTCCTTGCGTTTTATTTTCGTCGTTTCTCTACGACGGGCTTATGCCTTGCAAATTTTGTATAGCGATTTCTTTACCGCTTTTATTGCTTTGCGATTACTCGCTTCCTGCCTGTTGCGCCATTGTTTGGTCTGCTTGCTGTTGCTTCTGTTGCCCTGTCAAGTTATCACCCGTAAGTTCTTGATTTTGCTCGTTATTTCCCGTTTGCTGTTGAGCGGTTCGCTGTGCAAGCCGTTCCTCACGCTGTTGCTTTGCTTCTTCGTTTTCTTTCCAACGCTTTGCAACACCTTCTTCGTCACCGAATAATGGAATTACTTTGAGTATGTCGGGCTTTGCAACGCCCATATCGTGAAGATTTTGCATTGCTTGCGTTTTTGCCACATAGTTATTGCTTTGGTTAATGTTGTACTTAATATCAATCTCATTAGCGTGAATAGTTTGCACGGGGTTATTGGAATTGAGTTTGCAAATCTTGATAATTTTGCGCAGTTCTTCACGCTCCGCCGTTTCACCGTAAGCAATATCTCGGTTCGTACCGATACTTGCATTAGTCCAACCACCGCCCAAATATGCCGCCTCGTTGTTTCCGCTTGATACAGACGCGCTCGCAAGCGGTACTTCCGCAATATCATATATTCGCGTCAACATACGCTCTACAAGTGCTGTCGTTTCGGCAATCATAAGTTCGTTCTTTATGGTCTTAACGTCCGCTTGCCTTTCTCCGCCGACAGGCGGTATAGCAAGTGCACCCCACTTATAAAGTTCCTCTATATCAATCTTTTCGGGGTCGCACCCTAAAAAGACAAGTAACTGATTTACTTTATCTTCAACACTGTTGGTTTCAAGCGACAAAAGCAAATTCACGGCGTTCAGTGGGTTATGTACACTTTCAACGGTTGAAAGACGAAGTTTATTACGCGATTGTTCCGTCATTGGCAATTCGCCGTATTCGCTACTGTCGGCAATCTCTGTAAGTTCACCATTAGTGAGCGCATTGCCGTTACGCCACTCGTAAACTTTTTGACGAGTATAAACCGTAACGACTTCTTCGGGAATTTTCGTTGTCTTATTTAATACATTTGCAATATTTATGCAAAACAGGTCTTTAAGTCCGCTCTCGCCGATACAAGACGAATATATAACGGCATTTTCTTCGGCATTGAGTGTTTCGTAAACAAACGGTGCGTTGACTTGAACATCGTAGCCCTCAACAGCATTTTTATATACAGTATCGGGTTTTATGTCTTTACCTTTGCTAACGGTTTTGAAAATATCGCCGCGCGGTTGAATAAAGGAAATGCCTACGCCCGTAGAATACACGTCATACGCCCAATCCATAATCTTGCTGTCGCAACCCGCGTCGGTCATAAACTTTTCAATAAAAGATACTTCGTTATTTTCTACACCCTCTTTATTTACAAGTTGGCGTTTGTTTCCAAACCTATAACCCACCTTAAATTGCGTAATTGCAAGTGCGTGATTTTCTTTGATTTTGTGATTAGCGTTACCGCTCGTCTTTAAGTCCAATTCTCGGTCGTCAATTTCTTGATAAGTTCCATCAACAAAGCGTTTGAGATATTTTATTTTTTTGGCGTTTTCCTTTAACTGCGAAACACATTCAGGCAAATAAGTACGCAAAGTTTCCTCGTCCAAATCTTTCAATCGAACGGGGATTTCAATTCTCGGTATGCCCGATTTTTTAATGTTGCAATCTTTGACTACCATACGCCCTACTTGTAAAATAAAAAGAGTGCAATAGACTTATCGTCTAAATGCACTCTGTGCTAATATGCAACGCTCACTATGTGAACTGTTTATTTTAATTGTCCCCGATTGCAGTCCTGCCCTGCTTTACCGTTTGCCACGATTTGTCATGGTCGGATTTGTGATCGCGCCCCCCAATGGCGGCATTCTATCGGGGTTATACAAACCGCCGCGCTGTATCTTTTCGTCAGCCGTTAGGATTGAATACAGGGTATTATGCACTAACACTTAACTTCTTTCACTTCAATACTCGCTTGCGGTTATTTACTTTTTTACTGAAAATACAATGTTCTTTCCGCAATGCGGACAGCGTACTCGGCTGTTTGCTTTTGACGGTGTATAATCAACTTCGTTGCTTGCCGATACATTAAGCGTCGCTTTACATATAGGGCAAATCAGTTTTTTATACTTTCCTTGTTCGGCTTCGTTTCTTTGCGCTTCCACTCATAAACCTCGACAATCTAATTCATACGAGATTATTATATAATGTTTATCAACTATTGTCAAGGGATTTCGCATAATTAGCGTAAAACATTATGGAATATGTCAATGTTTAGAAATGACAGCGGTATATTTCGTTCGTTCTTTTCTTTGACATATCAACCCACCTTAATCGCTTTCTTGCCTTGAATATCGTAAGGACAAATAAAGTTGCCGCCTTTGATGTGCGGAGTATTGCCGCAAGTCGGGCAATCGTAATAAATTACTTCGTTCCATTGCTCTATATCATCCTTAGTCAATTCAACAACAGTCCCACAATACGGACATTTATATTTGCCATAAGACACAATTTTCATCTCTATCTCCTTACTCGCCTTGAAGTTCTTTAAGCCTTGCTTGGGCTTCTACTTCGCCATACACAATCTCCGTGCGCATATAACCGTACTTGCCGCTATAAATAATCTGATATACATCAACATTACAGTCTTAAATATTTAACTTCATTTTGCACGGCAACTCAATCATTTTTCCGCTCTCGATTTTATCTTCCAATTCTGCAAGCCTTTTAATCATTTCATCCGTTTCTTCTTCGGTAAACTGATTACTGAAATACAGTCCTTTTGCATAACAGTGTTTTTCAACCTCTTTCCATTTCTTATCTGTCAATCTTTCATATTTCATTTTAACCACCCCAATTCAATCATTTGCTGATGTATTGCACTATGCAATTTAACACC